ATTAATAATATTATACATTACTTTAGAATTTCTATTTTTAAGTATAGTATCTTTGATTAGATACTATACTACATTTTAAGGTTATGCGGCATAAGGTCTACTGTTGTGTAATTATACGACCTTGTAAAACTAAACAAAATAATATTACACTCGGACGAAATAGCGCTACGTCTAAAATGACTTATTTTAGTTTTTCAGTTTAATAAATCTCTAGTTCAAAAGATAGAACGAAGATATACTTGAAAGGATAAGAGATAATACAATATTAAAATATTGTACTCTTATAATAATATATAGATAACTGAAGGGGAAAGAGGAGAATTACTTCAAAAACTTGCGTTGTGCTCATAACACACGAGAAAACTGGTTGAAATCCAGTCATCCCCACTATATGACTGTTAGGTCATTATACAGTTGTTAAGACGAGGGTTCGACTCCCTCTAGCTCCACATTTTGATAACGTTATGTGGTAATTTACCTAAAAAGTAGCAAGCAAAAAACTAATGGACCTGTATAAAAACGTTGCCACAATGCTAGTTTTTACAACTTATTTGGTTTTATCTTCAACGTGAATTCTGTATAACAGGTGCTAATACTCAAACTATAGAGTAATACTTTGTGAGAGTATTAGCAGTAATGGGATATTAGTTTAATGGTAGAACAAAGCGTTTCGAAAGAATCGATGATTATGAATAACATTAAATTCAGCAAGAACGAAGTTATTATAATCCGCTTGAGCATGGGTTCGATTCCCATATATTCCACGTCCATAATACAATACAGTTGTTATGGTTTTGTAATGATTTTAAAATGTTTCACGTTTGCACCATGTAAAAATAAACGTGACTATACTATCCGAACCGAAGGGGACAAAAAATCAGAGTAGTGGTGGAGATGGGCTACTCAATTGGGGCTATATGGTTTTGATTAGCGATAAGATATAATGAATAGGTCATATAAATTGTCTAAATGGCAATAAATTTGTAACAGACTATACTCGTATCGCAGCGTGATATGAGTAAGTGAGGTGTTCCACTACCAAGAAACAGAAAAGTGACTTTGAGTAGAATCGACTAATGGATAAGTCGTCTCCAAAGGAGAAAATGCGGGTTCGAATCCCGCTACTACTCCAAAATTAACTTAGTTATCATAATTATGAATCGTGGAAGACATAAAATCAAAAAATATCCAAAAAAATGCTATGATCTAGAATATTTTAATATATTCAAAAAAGCATTCACTCCAAAAGAAGCAGAACTATTAATCCAAAGAATAAAAGAATATTCTGAACAATACGGATGGTCTCATCAAAGAGGAATAGTAAATCTAAAAGCATGGGAAAGAGATCCAGCATCTAACGTTGCAACAATAGGATTTGATTGGGCTGCTTCAAAAGAAAGACATTCATATTGGGCTCAAAAAATATTTAAATTTATAGAATTAAAATCATGAAAAATGAACGGTCTTAGATTAGCAATCAAAAACAATCTTCCAGAATCATGGGAGAAAGTATTACGAAAGCATCATATGCTTCAGAAATTTGTTGAATACGCCTACCTTTCATTACCAGATTATATGAAAGGGTCTAGAAAACAGTATGCCACTGTTCGAAATTGGAAATTAGGACTAAATCGAATGCAACATTTATATAGAAATGCACCGATTTATAATTGTTTCCAAGGACAATATCTTAACATAGACGGTATTGATTGGACGCAATTGTGGGAAGAAATCAAACAATACGAAGAAAACTGTAGATAATATGGAAATAATTCAGTATGTAAAATGGACCAAATCTGGAGAAAAAGATGAATTTCTCAGATTAGCAAAACAATATCCTGACAACAATGAGTTTATTCCTATTGCTGCAGAACATTTTCAAGTAGACAAAATGGATATCCGTGTAGCTTTGCTACGATATAAAGAAGAAATCCAAAAAGTTCGTAACTAAAAACTATCACAGTATGCAAAAACAGAATTTAACAGCCGGAATGTTTATTGCACGAGGTCCGGAAGTAAACATCTTAATCCGATTAGTCGGTAAAGAACCGATGCTAGAAGTAAAAAGTGCAATTGATTTGAATAAATTCTATAACGAAGGAAAAGTTGTAGAATTGAAAAGAGATTCAATTGAAGTTATTGACATCATGTCATATCCTGAAAAGTACGATTTTGAATCGCCATCAACAACAGCAACAATTTTTAATGAAAAAGGAATTGATTGTGATGTAGATCGCGATGAAGAATCTATTACTGAAGAATTTACTGATACTTGCGTAAACAAGTTAAAATCATTCATTAATCTTACAATGGATACCGAACAAGCAGAAAATAAATTAGTTATCTGGCTTAAAAGAGAACATGCTTATTCGATCACCCAAGGCAGAGCTATCTTAAAAAAAGTAAAAGAAAAAATGATGCCAAATATAAAGTAAGATATGAACAGCTTAATTGATCTTGTTAATGAACTTAACAAACAATTACCAAAAGAATATCAATTTGTTTTAACCATGATTCATAGTACACCTCCAAAAGAAGATGGAACCTATATACTTGAATTCTTAGGATGGGCAAATGATATTCAGAAAGATTATAAAGTTTATCCTGTGAATTTATATCATTTGTATAATAGACATATACAAATGAGAAATGTATGTCGCTGGATAAATAATAAACTCTTCACATCAAGTTTAAATCAATTATTAAATGGCAGAAATCCGTTAAGAACAACAGAATTAGTCAGATTAAGAATTGCAACAAATTTAATCTTTAAACTTGATTTTTTAACAAAAGAAGAGAAAGAAGAATGGATGCAACATCTACACATTTTGTATTATAATCGTCACAAAGCAATGAGTGATTATTATTTACAACATATTGTACAATTACCATTCTGATTAGGTCTACGGTCATTGGGTTGACCGTAGATCACTAAAATAAAAGCCTATGGGTGCAGCAATAATTAAATTAGTAGACCAGGCAAAAGAAGGCAATAATACAGCCTTCACTAAGCTTTATAACAAATATAAACAAAATATTTGGTATACAATATTAAATATCGTAAAAAATACCGATATTGCAGATGATTTATTATCTGTAGTATTTACTAAAGCTTACGTTAAGTTGCAATCGTATATAAATCATATTTCATTTGAAATGTGGCTAAAAACCATAGCTGTTAATACAGCAATTGATTATATACGTAAATATAAAAATGAGCAATTAAATAATTATATGGATGATGAGGATTGCAAAATGCAACTAGAGGGATTAGAAAAGAGTCCTGAAGAAAAAATGATATTACAGGAAAAGATTAAAATCGTAAACAAAGTAATCCCAACCCTCAAAAAGAAGTATAGAGATTTAATTGAAGCTCGTATTTCAGGCATGACTTATAAAGAAATGGCTGAAAAATTCAATCTTACGGAGTTATCTGTAAAAAGCCTTCTAAACAAGGCTCGCCAGAAGCTCAAAACAAAATTTAACAAAATTGTTTAACTTAAAAAACCAAAACTAATGCAAAGTGCAATCTTAATTTCAATCGTAGCTGTGATTCTCTTTATTTACGCGCGCATTATGAGAGATCATAGAATCTACAACAGACTTATTGTCTGTGCAGCACTCGCATTTGTTGTAGGTTCTTGCATTAAGAGTAAATCTCTTCATGCAGAAGTTACTAAGTCTGAGGTAATTACTACTTCTAATCCCACATTACACACAGATTCTACTGCATTTGTACCGCAGTCATGTGAGCCAGTAATGAGTCAGGAAAAGGAGAGTGACATAGTAATTCCGAAGACTGAAGGACTCAAGAACCTTCCAACAGACGTGGAGATTGAGGACGATAGTTGAAGAGATTAATCTTTTGTTTATATCGCCCTTTATTTATTAACCAATTAACCAAGTAATTAACATTTAAAACCATTATCAAAATGAGTAAGAAAACAAAAAGCGCAGCTACATTAGCTGACAAGAAAAAGAACAATAAAACAGTTAAAGAAACAACAGCAACAACAGTAGAAAATCCAACTTCAGCTTCAGCTCCGGCTCCAGAACCAAAACCTGAAGAAAAACCGGAATCGACTCCGGCGCCTGCACCAGCTCCGGAAAATAAAAAATCTGATCCAAAACCAGCTGAAAAATCAGCTAAGAAAAAATCTGAAAAGGAATCTGAAAAAGAAGTAGAAACTATTATTCCAGAAGTAATTGCTCCAAAACCTTCTGAAAAGAAGAATTCAGCTACACGGCTTGCAAAAGCATTTAACGTAGCAGCAATGAATGCACTTGCAAACGGTGATCGTATCAGTGCTGATCAAGGTATCACATTGATGAATTTGATTCATCAGCGTTATCTTAATAATCCTGATACACCAGCAGATGCTAAAGAATTTATGTCCAAACAGTTTGATGCAATGGCTCTTCGCAACATCATTCTCTGGAATGCTCAGACAAAGGAAGAATTGGGCAATGCCGGTCTGAAAGTAAACGAAGAAATGTTCAATGCCATCAACGAAGGACTCGCTTTGTACTATGGTATTGAAGCAAAAGCACTTCCGTCACCAGATGGTGATGGTCAGCTTCAGTTACAGTTTGAAGCTCCGCAAGAAGTAGAAAAACAAGCAAAAGAAAGTAAAGAAGCTGAAAAGCAGGAAATCTCTATAGAATACAAAGAAGGAATGTCTGAAGAAGAAATCCAGAATGCATTGGCAAAGATTCTTAATCAATCCGGTGCAGGAATGGATAATAATTTAAAGAATGCAATTGCTTTTGCAAAGAAAGCATATTCTTTAACAACAGATGATCCGTCTGAAGTAGTTGCTGCGATTATTCAGAAATTGCCAAAAGGACAACTTCTGTTGGAAGGATTTGGTCGTATGATTTACGGCTCATATACCACAAATGATGGTCCGTTTACAGCACATGCAATTCTTAAGAGTCGCTTGAAATCGCTAAATTATTCGGACAATCAGCTCGCGAAACTCGCGCAGTTATTCTTTGTACTTGGTGCAAGAATAAACTACGAGAAAGTAAAATCTGAAACAGCATCGTTCGCAGATTATGTAGAACCTTGGAACTTGTTGACCAAAGCACTCAATGATCAGATCATCATTGATATCATTGGTACACAGAAGAATCCTACAAGTTTTGTAGAGGTTCCGAAGATTACCGGATTGTCTACTGGTAAATTCAACTGTCCAAAGATTTTACATCAATTGAAAGATGCATATGGTACAAACCTCAATGATTCACAACTGAAAAAACAGATGCAAATCATTCTATCTTTGTATCAGAAAGAAGAGATGGATCCGATGGCAGATTATATCGAAAAGTCAATCTATGCCACAAGTAAATAACTTTTAAAAAGGAGGAATTATAAAAATGAAACGTATTAACGGAATCATCACGATTCTGACAATTGCAATCAGCGGCTATATTGGGTATTCTACAAATTTTGTAAATACTGCAACAGCAACCGCAGTTCCGGTAGAAAGTAAGATTATCTTACCAGAACTACCGAAAACAGGCTTTAATTTGAATATTGATATGAATACTGGAAAAGTAGTTGCAAATGCTTCCCAAAATATTCGTGTAGATATTCAGAAAAAAGACTCTATCGTTACTCGATGGAAAACTAAAATCGTAGAAAAACCAATTTATATTCGAGTAAGAGAACTTCCTCGGCTTAAAAGAGAAAGAACAATTGTAAGTTCTTTTGTAAACACCAAAGAACTTTATAACTTACATTGTAAGTAAGCAAAATAAAATTCGTGCTAGCGTATCTAGTAAACTCGCCAAGATATCTAAATCTTAATGAGTAGTGATTAAATGTAGGAGATTTATCACAAACAGTACAGGATATTGAGTAAGTATAGTCGGTTTATCTGTCTAATAAATCGCATCGAGAAGTAATAACATCTCAATCTAATGGCTACCACCATTGGTTATATTGAAAAATATGATAACTCTATATGTCGAATTTACTGTTTAAGACTGAAAAGTTATAGAGAAAATGGGAAAGCGTTTCACAACCCATAAGTGAGAACCGAACTGGTGACTAAAAGACGCAATTAGAGAATCAGCAGATTCAATAATTAAACGATAGAAAAAGTCCTGAAATGGCTAGGTATCGTAAACCTAACATCCGCGTATCAATCAAGATATGAATCAAGAAGGGATGTAAACACGAGTTGCAAACTCGAAAAAGGTTCGAGTATAAAGAACTATTAAGACTTCCAACCTCTTAATACTTTTATAATAGGATTGATTAACATCCTAGGTGGGCTCCAAACCTTCCTTGCGGTTTGTAAACGCTAAAATAATACCAAACATAGTGTTCTATACGTCAACCTCTGGAAGTTGGCTCAGAAGAGCTTAAAAACGTATATATGAAGGTGTTTGTTTTATTTATATAGCACTATTGATTGCAGTGAGTTAGTAAATTACGTATTCATAGAATTGTAGATAAAACGTTCGTTGTAAGAATGAAATATTAGCGTAATGTCGTGTTAACCAGTACATGACTAATCTGAACAAGTAAGTTGCAAGACTTAATCCTCCGTTAAAGGGAGATGTGTGAATTCAAGTATAAATAAAACGAAAGTGGTCGATGTCATTATACCACTATAATTTCTAACGTGCTTTGCACTAGATTATGACAATGACTTTGCGGATGAAGAGCGCAATAACTCTATTTCGGTATATAGATGATTTTGGTATAAATCTATATTATAAATAAGTTAACCTGGACTAGAACTGGATGACAAATTCTAGACAAGGTAGGACAGCAATCCTTATCGCTGTATCTGAAAACAATCGATACACATTCCAGTGTATACGAAAGGGCTTAGATTAGTACCGGAGAACATTGTTCCTTATTTAGGTAGCATAAGTAATAGATGTTATTACTTTTGAAAGTAAATCCTAGATAACAGGTATAATTAATTATATGTTTAATCTTTTAAAAAATGTGGAAGTCCAATGGAATGTATTTAAGAAGTAAGCATTTAGCTGAAACAAATACTCTCCACCCACGACTGTATAAAATAATTTGCAGTAAAACGAAAGTCATGAGCAGCAACTCATGTTAGTAGGTTCGCTGATTCCTTCATTAAGGATGATAGGTGGAAATCCTAAGATTATATGCAGGATAAGAACGAAATCGTAAGTACACGTAGGGTACACAAAGGACCCTTAAAGCAGAGTGGGTGTTTTGAAACATAAACAGCTCTTGCATAGTTTTTGGTAACGTTTTTCAACAAAAACGACCGGTGAAACTACGACATAGTCTAAAGCTGGTTAACAGCTATACCAACAACAAGCACGTCGAAATTTGATTCTGTTAGGCTTGTAAAATAATCAGAGTCCCGTACTCCTTACGTTAATAGGAAAATCGCTTTAATACATATTTCATTATGGGTATATATCTCCTACCGTTGGAGTCCCGTTATATTATTTTAATAGTATAACTAATTTAATATGTTTAAAGTAAAACATATATTACCAGATAATATCATCAAAAATAACAGATTTATATATCAGTTTTTATATTGGTGAGAACTCAAAATGTTATTGAATTAACTAATCCTTTTTAAGTTTTTTTAAAACGATAAGATATTAGACGCTTATGGATTACGAGAAAAAGAGTTCTCAAGAACTTTAGAGTTTATTAAAATCATTTTACTAATTTAAAAATCAAGAAAACTATGGATAAAAATAATTTTGGTTTGGCTAAATTTACCGAACAGGAAACACGGAATTACGCACCTATGATGCGGGCATATAACGGAGTGATTGGTATGAAGATTTGTTGCATCAAATCTGACAATATCGATTTAAAATATAAGGAAAAGAAGAATGCAAATACTATTGCATCTTTGTGTACTAACATTCCAGTCAAAAAGTATTTCGTAGAATCATTTACTGTATTGAGTATTGCTCTCGATAAAGCAGCAAATGGTAGTCCGGTAATCAACTTCAATGGTCAATCCGAACTTACATTTCCACTGTCTCCAGATACAACAGACAGTCTTTTGAACGCAACTCGGGCTTCTATTAATGATGCAATTACCGAGTTCGAAGCAACTGGTAAAGTTAAATTCTTTACTGATATCGCTCTGTGTACTCAGGTAGCACAGGAGTTGAACGACATGAACGCCGATGCAATTGATAAGTTCGTAGAAAGTCTGATGAATCAGGCAAGCTCATTACGGACTCTTAACAAGACCATGGGCTCAGAATTAGATGAATATACTAAGTCTCTTGAATAATCTTTGTAATTATGGACGCAATACATATTGAAAAACTGCGTCTTTTAATAAACGATCCTATCGTACGTGAACAGCTGACAGTGGATGGAGTTACAGCTGGTAAAGTACGTATAGAAGAAAATGGAGATATCGTATTAGGAAGAAGTTCTAATGGTTGGGTGAACTTTCTTTTTAATTCGAACTATCGAATCAGTTTCTTTGAATTGTCTATAAAGATTGCAAAAATTTATATTGGCACAATTAATAATGAAAGTTTGGTTGGATTTCTTAAAGAGTTGTGCGAAAATAAAATTAAAGGAGATAATCGAGAAGAAATCGTAGATTTACTTCTCATGTATGCAATGTTATTCGTTAAAAATAGTATTCTTAAATCACAATATATTAAGGATAATGATTTAGACGAATATCCAAAGGACCCACGCTTACGGCGTTTTAAATTAGGCGGTAAAGCAACCGCATTTGTAAAATTAGGAGGACAAGATTTTCCTATAGTTTTGGATATTATAGAAGATACTTAAAATGTTGGTTGGGTAGTTTTAAGTTATTCTAAATAAAAAGAACAAACACATCGGTCATTGGTTGGGTAGACCGATTTAATCTTTTAATTAGCACGTTGGTTGGGTTTGTGCAATAGTGCTTGGTTGGATATGCACTATCTGCCTCTGATACGTATGCTGTAATTGGCATATAATAAATGAAATCCTATAGAAGAAGATTAGGATGCGTGTTTCGATACCGACAGAGGCACACAGGTAAATGATTTCATACATGGTTTTAAAGTAAATTCATTTTATTAACATTTAAAATCAAAAGAAATAATGAAATCAACAGCAAAAAATATTCTATCAAAACGTGATAACTTAAGTAATGAAATTTCTAAGTATTGGAATATCATTTATGTAGAAAACGTAGTTAATCGTAATTATAAACGTAATTATGATTTGAAAGCGTTGTACGAAACTATTTTAGATTTAGCTGAACAACGTAGTTTAACTAAATTCAAAGCTTTGTGTATCAATATGGGAATCTTTAAATTCTCAGAAGTACCTATGGACAATATCCAATTAGATATTTTCCGTCTAGCAGAAATGAAGGAAATCAAAGTAAAGCTAGGAAAGATTCGTACAATTAATCCTAAGTTAAAAGCTGCAAAAGGAAAGAAAGCTTTAAACAAAACAGAAGTATTAACTTCTAATTGGATTAAAGCGCGTATTAAAGATATTGACTTAAAGATTACAGAAATTGAAAAGAAGATTTCTGACTTTAATGAATCGCATGAATTAGATGAAGAAAAAGCACCAATGTCATTGGCTGCCTAATCGTGTGTCTATAAAGAAAGGGGGAGTATTCTCCCCTTTTAATGTTTAATCAATAAACTTTAATATTATGTTTGGACATTATACTTATACCATTACTAAGAGAAATAATAAAATTGTATCTAGAAAAATTTGGTCTTACTCTTGGACAGTAGAAGCAAATTTAAAACGTAAACGTTATCATGAAACTAAAAATGGTAAATCTTACTTAAGATTACCTATCAAAAGTAAAGCGAAACCAAGTAAATTGGAATTGCTTAACGCACGTCCTTTTAGTGAATATCATTATAAGCTTATTGAACAAGCTTATTCACAAAAGAGTAAATCTATGCAAATTTTAAAAAATTATGCAGAGAACAACAAACATTTAGTAGACATAGAAAACATGTCTTATAAGCTAAAAGCTTATAAATCAAGCTTAAAGCTTAAAAATACTAAGAATATGTTGTATAGAATAGAAACTTATCATACTGATGAAAAACAAAAAATAAAAACTACATCAGTTAAGTACGTTTCTAATTTACCAGAAGTTAATTATTTAGCTAGTCTAAATAGAACATTGTCAGAAAATTCTAATTATCATCACGTAAGTGTTAAGGATAAAAAAGATAATGTATTAATGATTATGGTGAATTGTGCAGCATAAACTTATCGACTTCTGTAGCTTAACGGTAAAGCGTTATTCTAGCTAGATAAGATTATGGGTTCGAATCCCGTCAGAAGTCCTAAATTAGGAATTATATGAAAATACGTAATAACACAGCATATGTATACGATATAGAAGTATTTAAAAATGTATTTCATTGTACACTATTAAATACTGAAACAGAAGAATTAATAAAATTCGAATGCTCTATACGTAAAAATGAAATAGAAGAAATGTGTAAATTCTTCTTACAACCAGATATATGTTTAGTTGGATATAATAATATACATTATGATAATCCAATAATAAATTACTGTATTGAATATTTTTCTAATTCTAAATATACATATAATAAAATCTGTATGTCCATCTTTAATTTATCAACTATTATTACAAAAGATAAAGAAAATATTGATAAATGGAAAAGATGGAAATATGCGAATAATTTTTATACATTAGATTTACTTACCATGTTATATAGTCAAGCATTAAGAGTATCTTTAAAAGAGATGCAAGTAACTATGATGTATAAAAATGTTCAAGAATTTAATTGCAATTGGCAAATTCCTTTAGCAACAACAGAAATAGATTCTATGATAGATTATAATATCAATGATGTTATGTCTACTTATGAATTACTTAAACGCTGTGAAAAAGATATAAAACTTCGTTTAGATATTGAAGATCAATATAACATTAAATGTCTTAGTAAAGACGGTGTTAATATTGGTATGCAAATATTAGCTGAAGAATATATGCGTAAAACAGGTATATCCTGGAATATATTAAAAGATTTACGTTCTCCAGCAGATACCATAAATCTAAACGAAATCATTCTTCCGTTTATAAAGTATGATACAAAAATCCTTCAAGATTTACTTATTGAAATGAAATCATTAACTGTTTCTCCTGGAAGAAAAAGTTATGAAAAGAAATTCCTATTAGGAGATAGAGTAATATCAGTAGGAGTAGGAGGAATTCATACTATAAATGAATCAGAAATAATTATTCCAAACGAAGATGAAATTCTTGTAGATTTAGATGTTGCTTCACTATATCCAAGTATGTTACTTAATTTTGATTTTTATCCTAGACATTTAGGAAAAGAATTTAAAGAAGTATATGCAGATATTCGAGAAAGACGAATAAAAGCAAAACATGCAAAAGATAAAGTTACAGACACTACTTTAAAATTAGCTTTAAACGGCTTATCAGGAAATCTACAAAATGAATTTAGTTGGTGTTATGATCCAAAAGCAGTAATGGGCATTAGAATTAATGGTCAATTACTACTATTAATGTTAACAGAAAAACTAATGACATTAGGTATTACACCAATTCAATTAAATACAGATGGTATATTTGTTAAAATGCCTAAATCTGTATATTCTGAAGCAATGAAAATTTGTAAAGAATGGGAAAATTTAACTGGTTTAATATTAGAAGAAGATAGATTTAAAGCGTTTTATCAGTTAGCTGTTAATGATTATTTTGGAGTATTTGAAAATAATTCAATAAAAGAAAAAGGATGTTTTATTACATCTGTAATTCAAGGCAAAAGTCTAACCCCAAAAATAATACCAAAAGCAGTTGAAAAATATTTTTTAGAAAGTATTAAACCTGAAGAATTTATTAAGCAACATACAGATATAAAAGATTTTCTAATGTCTGAAAAGACTGGAAAACAATGGACCGTTGAATATAACGGTCAAACTCAACAAAGAACAAATCGTTTTTATGCTTCAACTGATGGCTGTTTTTTATATAAATGGAAAATAGATGATGGAATAAAGAAATATCAAAATATGCTTACAGCATCTGGTGTTACTTTACTTAATAATTTTGATGATTTAAAAGAAAATCCAAAAATAAATTATCAATATTATATCACTGAAGCAAACAAAATAATAAATCAATTGAAAACTAAACAACTATCGTTGTTTTAACAGAAAGTATCAGTTGTATCATATTTTGATAGTTGTAAGTAAATTTAAACTTATGATATTAGAATTAGATACATCACTATTCAATATAGGGGAAATATCAATTAATCAATTAGTATTTTTAACTTTGTGTTTGAACGAAAAACATCAAGCGAATCATCAAGACGTTCACCAGTTTCTCAGCCGAATTAGTGAAACAGAAATACAAAGTTTAATCGACCAAGATCTTGTTTCTTATACTACTGAAGATGACAATAAAATTTATAAACCTACTGAAAAACTATTATCTTTTACTAAAAGTAAGAATGATTGGTTTGATGAGTTTTATGAAGTATTTCCAGTGTATGTTACTAGACCAGACGGTACTAAAGGTTTTTTACGTTCAAATTTAAACAAATGTCGTAAAGAATATAATAGAATTGTAGGAAAATCTAGAGCAATGCACGAACATCTTTTAAATTGTCTTAATTGGGAAATCAATAATAAAATGATGACCGGTAAATTAGGATATATGAAAACGATGTGGAAATGGCTCACTCAACAAGAGTGGGAGAGCTTGGAAGAACAAATGCAATATGAACAGGAAGGAGGATCTTATGGATACCAACTCCGTTAAACCAGTTATCGGTAAATCTATTGCAGAAGTAAGCAAAGAAACTATATCATATATTAATGCAAGAAGAAAGCATGAAATTATTTCATTAAAAACAAGATGGAATAAATTTAATGATGTATGTTTTATTGAACCTAATATGATTTATACCATAGCAGGTACTTCTGGAACAGGTAAAAGTGCATTTGTAAATACAATAACAAATGATTTAATTGATCTTAATCCAACTCAGGAGATAGTTATTCTAAATTTATCTTTTGAAATGTTAAGCTATAGAAATGTTGGTAGATTACTTAGTAATAAACTAAGAATGACAACTAATGAATTATATAGTGCTAATAAAGATATTTCAGAAGAAGAATTTCAACAGATAGAACAAACGGCAAAAGCTCTATCAAATAAAGAAATCTATTATGTAGATACTCCTTTAGATGTTGAAAAAATAGAAGAAACTATTAAGTATTATAAAGAACATATTGCTACTGGAAACAAATGGTTAATAGTTGTGCTAGATCATACTCTATTAGTCGAAGGAGATGGTAGTGAAAGATCAATATTAGTTGATTTACAGAAAATGTTTATACGAATGAAAAAGTTACATAAAACTAGTATAATACAGATTTCACAGATGAATCGTAATATTGAAACTCCTGAAAGAATTAATAACCCTGTAACTCACTTCCCAATGCGAAGTGATTTATCAGCTTCTGATGCAATATTTCAAGCAAGTGATTACGTAATGGCTCTACATAGACCAGAAATTTTAAATTTGGCTTTCTATGGAGTAAATCGTTTACCTGTAAAAAACAAAGTTTATCTTCATCTCTTAAAAGTAAGAGAAGGAGAACCATGTATAATTCCATTTGAAAGTGAATTAAAATACGGTAACTTGATTGAAACTAGTTTAGAAGCAAACCAAACAAAAGTAGTATTTAACAAATAAAAAAGGCTGAAAATTATGAAACGTTTTACTATAGGACTCCCGAATTTTAATATTGATAATAAAGGTACATTCAAAAGTAAGATTTTGAATAAAGTTGCAGAACAATTTCCATTCTTTAATTGGAATAAGAACGATAATGAACCAGTATATAATATTGAACATGCTGGTCCAAGTGATCGTCTAGTATTCGAAATTGGAAACTTCGATGAAAAACCACAGTTCTATGCATTTAACCGTCGATTCTGGAATCCGATTAAAACAAATCCGTTGTATTATAACGGTAAGAAATTAACCGAAGTTGAACATTATTCTATTGCAGACTTGCATCGTGCGATGTATAAGTTGCATAAATATGCAGAGGCATATAATGATTATCTGAAGGATCCTGGTTATGATTATGTAACAGAATACGGAGAACCTGTTCGTATTTATCAGAATTTCATTCAGATTGGGGATCATATTATTCCGTTTAAGGGATATAACACATATTTCCTAAATCCGACAAAAACCGCTAAGAAAGATATTAACATTATTATAAATATTGTTAACAATATTGAAATTAACAATATCGCAGCATAAACGTTTAATTTTTCTTTACTAACAATACCAGAAAATATCAGAAAATATCAGACTTTAGTAAAGTATTAGAATTTTTTATTATGATAATACTACCTAAAGAAAAAACAATTCCGGTAAAAAATTCCATGAGATTTGTAATCTTCTTTGGAAAACCGAAAGCAGGTAAATCAAGTGCTATGGCTGCACTCGAAAATAACCTTATCATCGACCTTGAAGATGGATATAAAGGATTATCTGCGTTAGTTGTTCAAGCAAGAAATATAAATGACTTTGGAGATATTTGTAGAGCGCTACAAGAAGAAATTAAAAACAATGATGGTAAACATCCTTATAAGTATATTACTATTGATAATGCAACCAGATTGGAAGAAATGTGTATGGGGTATGCAATTACCCTATACAGGCAGACTACAATGGGGAAAAATTATCAAGGTACAGACATCAGAACCTTACCAAACGGTTCAGGATACTTGTACATTCGTCAAGCAGTTAAAAAAGTAATTGATATGTTTAGAGGTCTATGTGAAACCTTGATATTAGTAGCACATACGAAAGATAAACAAATTAACTTTGAAGGTCAGGAAGTTAACGAAATGACTCTTGACCTAACTGGACGATTAGGTGATATACTTTGTGGAGAAGCTGATGCAATTGGATATGTCTATCGTAAAAAGAATGAAACTATCATATCTTTTGAAGGTGGAGAAAATTCAGTTCGCGAAGCAAGACCAATACATTTACGTGGTCAAAAGATAGTAATCGCAGAAAGCGATGAAAATAACAATCTTACTTTTCATTGGGATAAAATATTTTTACCAGAATAATAACCTTAAACAAATAAACAATTATGGGATACAGTAAAGAAAAAGCCGTTAAAATTGAAGATTTTAAATCAGCATATATGCCTGCAGGTATTAATGAAAATTGCATATTGAAAGAAGCAGTATTGAAAGAATCACCTACAGGTAAACCTATTCTCGAAATTACTTTTGAAAACGAAGAAGGTCAAACAGTACATCATACTGAATGGGAACCTAAAATGGCAATTTGGATGAAATCTCAAGAAGATCTTGAAGATTCAATGAATAAGCAATATAAACGTATGTTGCAAATCCTATTATGCTATTATAAGGATGAAGAAATCGATTTTAATGGTGATAATTTCCGTGAATTTGCAAAATATATTGTAGATAAACTGGAAAATGCTGATAAAACATTGAAAGTACGTCTAAAAGTCGTATATAACAAAGACGGATATACAACATTGCCAAATTCAGTAAGTCGTAAATTTATTGAGCCAATGTCTGTATCTAAGGAAAATAGTGAAATTAAAATCGATCCTAAATATGATATCATCGTTAGACCTATTGTTGCTAATAAAGAAACAGTAATAAATAATCCTTTTAGTCCTGAAAACGTAACTACTACTCAGACATCTGAAAACCCATTCAAATCTGAGAATGTAACTACAACTCAGAACGTAAATCCTAGCGATGATTTACCGTTTTAAACAGAACGTTAACTAAAAGCCTACATCAGGCGTAGTATGATGATACGAGGAGTATATCGATTATATTCGAGTACTCCCCGTTTTTTATCTCATTATGAAATCAAAATTTAATGTTGGAGATGAAGTAAAAATAATAAAAAGTATTTGTGGTTATTGCAATTTTAAAGCTATAATAAAAAAGTAGATAATCCCAATGGTTTTCGACCATATTATTGTCATATATTAGATAATGAAAATAACATAATAGATAGTCTATGGCTTTCAAAAGAAGATTTAATACCACTAAAGAATTCTGAAAAATATTTTACAATCTCCATAAGAAAACATAAACGAATTCATTTATCGTTTATAACATAATTCATATTTTAATAAAATATGGAACCAAAATTTAAAATAGGAGATACAGTACAATATATTAGTCCAACTTATTATTATCCAGATAAACCTTCAAAAGATTCTATTGGGACTATCTATAAAATTATTAATCCATACTGTTATAAAGTAATATTTGAAGGATATAAAGGCGTTTATTGGATAAATGATTGTAATTTAAGACCTTATAAAAAGAAAGAAATAAAAAAGATTATTGAAGAAAATAAATCTTTTACTATCTCCTTAAAGAAACACAAACGTATTAATTTAAAATTTGCACTATGAAATTAAGTCGATTATTAGGATATCTTAAAGGTAAACTTACAGAAATAATGATGACAACTCGTGAAAAGAAAATTAAAGCTGCATTAGAATCAGCTAAGGTAAATGCTGAAGAAGAAAAAGTAAATGCAGAATTAAAACTTGAAGAATTGTCTCAACAACTTGCAACAACCGATAATGTGACAAGCATTATTGAACGAATATCTAACGCATTTGATGATAAAAAAGACGCAGAGCTTAAATTAGAACGTATTGAACAAATTAAAAACTATCTTGAAGAAGAAATAGAGATAGAAGAAGAAACTAAGACTACGGTATAATGTAGTCGTATGGACTAATAGAGCGATATTAATAGAACTTGAAATACAGTGTGAGAGGGAGTCGCGTCCCTCTAGTCCACAAACCAAATTATTTAGTCATGTACTCGCGAGAACAAACTAAACAACCAGAAATTACATTAGATTGGATACTATCTAAAGTAACAGAGTATGAAATATATGCTGAATATATTGGAGAATTCAAAGTTGGAATGATTTATAATAGTCCTTTTAGAAAAGATAAAAATCCATCATTCGGTATTTTTTATAGTAAAAGAACACATCAATTACTATTTAAAGATCATGGTACAGGAGAATGTGGTAATGTAATTAAATTTGTACAATTATATACTGGTAAAACGGAATATAAAGATATATTAAAAGATATAGTTAGTAGATTAAATATTACAAATAACACAAAATTAAATCATTCTAAAGAATATAAACAACCAACAGAGACAATTATAGGCGTTGTAAGACAAGATTTTACAGAAGCTGATAAACAATATTGGTCGCAGTTTAATATTGACTTAGAAACGCTTAAAAAGTACGACGTAAATAGTATTAAATACTATCTGTGTAATGGTATTGTAAAAGGTATTTATAAACCTGAAAATCCAATATATGCATATAAAGTCTATAATAATTTTAAAATATATAGACCTTTAGCAGATAAGTATCATAAATGGAGAAATAATTTAACAGAATACGATATTCAAGGTTATAAACAATTACCAGAAAAAGATGATGTTTTAATCATAACAAAATCTTTAAAAGATGTTATGTGTTTATATAAAATGGGTATACCTGCGGTTTCTCCAGCATCAGAAAGTACATTTATTCCTAACATAGCTCTAGAAGAGCTTAAGAAGCGTTTTAAACGTATTATTATACTTTTTGATAGAGATAAAGCTGGTTGTAAATATCTTCATAAAATAAGCCAAGAAACAGGCTTAGAACCGATGTTAATCCATAAAAAATTTAAAGCAAAAGATATATCTGATGCTATTAAATTAAATGGATTTGAAACAATGAAAAATTGGATTAAAAAAGAAATACAAAAAACATGAAAAAACTATTAGACTTAGGAAAATCCTTTTTAAAAGGATTTATTTCAATACTTCGAATATTTATATATTTGATAACTATTATTTTTCTATTACCAGCTACATTAATTACAACAATCGATAAAATATGTTCTGGAGAATGGAATGAAGTAAAATTAAAATATAAATTTTTAAAAGAAGCAGTAAAATTTATTTTTAATAATATTGATAATCCAATATTGATTACAAACATAACTGAATTAAAATCTACTAAAACAGTAGAAGGACAAACAGAAACAAATATACTAAGCTATGTTAAAGTAGGACCATTCGGTAGCAAAAAAGAAACAATTCTCAACTACGAAAACAAAATCGAAGAAGAGTAAAGTTAAAAATGCTACTCCAAATATATACGACGGAATTAAATTTCGTAGTAAGCTAGAAACTTATACATATAAAAAATTAAAAGAAGCAAATATATTTGCTGAATATGAGTCAACTCATTTTGAGTTAATACCCAAATTTGAGTATCAAGGAGAAAAAGTAAGAGCAATGACATACTTACCAGACTTCGTAGGTAAAAACTTTATAATTGAATGTAAAGGACTCATGGGAGATTCCTTTCCTTTAAGATGGAAAATCTTTAAATATACTTTAATGAAAAATAATTCTAATTATAAGTTATATTTAGTAAGGAATCAAAAGCAAGTTGATGCTTTAATTCAACAATTAAAACAAAAATAATATGAGCCAATTTGTAAAAGTAGGAAATGCAATTGTACCAAAACCCAAAGGTTTTGATTATGATTTAATACTTGGTAAAATATATGATTTAAGTGATTACTATGCACCACGATTAAAAGAGAATGGTGATTTTAATTTACCAGAAAAAATTTACGAATCGGAAAAAGATAAACGATTTAAAAATATTGTATTAAATCATTTTGAAAACACATCTCAACAAACAACTGGCGTATTATTAGCAGGTGAAAAAGGTACAGGTAAATCAATTCAAGCAAAACTAATTGCAAAAGCATCAGGTTTACCAATTATTAATGTATCTCAAGAAATTCAACGTAATGCAATGATCGAATTCTTCAAAAATTTTGATGAACCAGTATGTCTAATTTTTGATGAATTTGATAAATATTTTAATTCAGAAGATTTGTTGTGTTTATTAGATGGAATAGAAAAAACAACAAAAATGTTAATTATATTCACGTGTAATGATACAGACAAATTGTCTGAATATTTAAAAGATCGTTGTTCACGAATACGTTATATTCGTAAATTTACAAGTAAAGACAATGCTTCTTTTATTCCAGAACTTATTGATGAATTAGGTTTAGAAAATAAAGAAGATTTAATTACTTTTTGTGAAAATTCCATTAAATATCCAACGGTAGATAACGTTAAAGCTTTCTTAACAGAATATAAATCTCTTAAAGAAGAAAAGAACGATATTACGCCTACTGAAGCAGTTGAATTTCTTAATATTACTTTAGTATGAAAATTTGTGGAATAAGTGATATTCATGGTAATTTATTAGAAAACGTCCCTGAATGCGATGTATTATGCATCGCAGGGGACGTAATTACCTTAAACGCTCAAAGAAATTTTGATGCATCGGAATATTGGTGGAAAAACCGATTTATTCCATGGGTAATGCAATTACCATGTAAAAAAGTAATAATTGTTCCTGGAAATCATGATTTCTATCTTGAAAATCTATATACAACAAATAGATGGGAAGAATTTTGTGATTACATGGCAATAAATACAGAAGGAAAATTACATTTCCTTATCGATCAATCATTTGAATACGAAGGAATAAAATTCTATGGTACTCCATGGATTGATCCTATCGATTTTCAAAGAAACAAATGGGCTTTCGAAAGTTATGAATGTAACGATGATAACCCATATTCAAAAATACCAGAATGCGATGTTCTTATTACTCATGATTCTCCGATTGAAAATGAATTGCTTAATATAGAAAGTTGGTATAAATGTAAATATCATTTCTATGGTCATTGGCATGATGGAGAAAGTAAACCAAGTGAAGGAAAATACAATTGTTCTAGATTAAACGATTATTATAGTTTCAAAAAGAATTTTGAATTTCCTACAATAAACATTGATACAACTATGGAAAAAACCAAATATGAATTATTACAAGAATATATAGAAATGCTCAAAGATAATCTAATTATTAGTAATGAAGCTGATAAACAGCGAGTTATTAGTCAAATAGATGAAACTTTTATTAAATTCTTGGATAATCCACAAGATAAAGAAGATGAAATTATTTGGACTGAATCTTCAGTAATTACTGATATGGATGGAAATAATGAGGAGAGTATAGAAGATGAATACAAATAAAATGGATATTTCAATTCCATACTACGAAGATTCATCACGTATCAGTAATAGCGCAATAGGTTGGTTTATTAAATATGGACCACAATATCTTCGTAACATGTTAGATGGAAAAGAAGAAGGTTTAAAAGGTTCTTTTCTTGAAAAAGGTACTATGATTCATGAATATATTCTTCAACCAGATGAATTCTGGAAAGATTATATAATTCTTGATTTTGAAGTACCTAAAGTAAAACAACAGAAAGATTTATGTGAATGCTATGCACATTTAATCGAAGTAGAACCTTTAGAGTCTAAAGAAACTTTAGCTTTAAAAGCGTATCGTCAATCTTATTCCAATAGTAAGAAAGATGATGTAGTAAAAGAAGAAGCTTTAAAAATAATAGATACTTATTCTCAATATATAGAATATTGTAAGAATAAAGATACCAAAAAAGTAATATCTTTTGCTGATTTAAATACGCTTAAAAAGATTAAAGATAACATTAAAGAACACAAAAAGGCAAATGAATTATTATTCAATTTGCCTGACACATTTAAAGCGTATAACGAATTCCATATAAATTGGGAAGTACCGAAATACGATAACATAAAATGTAAATCTCTACTTGATAGAGTATGTTTTGACCACGTTAATAAGAAAATTATCTTAATTGACTTAAAAACAACACAAAATGTCTATAATTTTGCACATTCTGTAGAAGAATATGATTATTTTAGACAAATTGCATTTTATGGACTTGCAATACAATGGTATATGCAAGAGGTTTTAAATCTTAATTCTGAAGATTATGATTTTGAAGCCTATATTATTGCTATTGGAAAAGATAGTAATAATGAAATTAGAGTTTTTAATATGAATAAACAAGAGATATTGAGTCAAAAAGTAGACCTAATATCAGAAACTCTCAAAGAAATATCATATCATATCAACTCAGGAAACTGGACTCATACTCGTAATTATTATGAGAATGACGGAGTTGAAGAACTATGAGAGATTATTTAAATAAAGCTTTACTTTTAATACCTCTTATTGCAAAAGAAAACGAAACAATGCAAAAATGGATAACACCAGGATTCATTGGAGCATACTATAAAGACACAAATAAACCTCAATGGGAAGAAAAAATCATAATGGCATTCGATATTAGAGAAATGAACATACGTCCAATATTAAATTGGAATAGTTCAGAATACCGTTATGAAACTTATTCAGAAGAACACAATGGTAAGATATACAATATTTTTGCATATCAAATACCACCAAAATATAAAAAAGATTTCAACTTAATAACAAATGGAAATTATTCAAAAGTATCTTTACAAGTAAAATCGTTAATAACGAATTTTTATTTCAAATCGAAAAAAGGAAAAACAAATCCTTTATACGAAATGATCGAAAAGATACTTTATCCGCCAATAACGGAAACTTTAACGAAGGAACGGGAATATACTGGTGCTTTCGGGGGGAAGCAGATATTAAATATCAACCAGGTCCCGTTGAGTTAATAAAAAAGGGTGTGATTTATTCACACCCTTTATTTTTTCCAAAATAAACAAACTAATTAACCATCTATGAGTTCAATCATTAATTCTTTTTAGCCAAAAAGTCGAACTCATATTGAATATTCTCTAAACGACTAAGCTGTCTATAGATAGGAATCATTTGTCCAATAGAATATAACAATTTATTTTCCCCATCATTTTTACCAGTAGTATATACATCTGTAGGATGCCATAATCGGTCATACAATCGACCTAAATTATCCACAGCAGACATAACTGGAAACGGATTCTGAATAATCTGTGTAAATGACCAAGGATTAAAATAAAATGAAAAATCGGTATAAACACGATATAATTGATAAGCTATGTTCATATAAACAATATCAATACCTTCATCGTCATCACCTTCAGCCAATCCTCTAAATACATTAGATAATACATAAGCTGATATAACAAGTATCAATTCTGTAATTGATTTTTTCAAATTATTTTTTTCATCGGTTGTTAACTAATTCCATCTTAAAGCAGTACGTTTATCTCTATCCAATTGTTTACCTAAAGCAATTTTGATATTATCAATAGCAGGATTATAAAACATTTCTTTACTTATTCTAAGTAATGTACTATGATATCCTTCAATCCATTCACCACGAATATTATCGTAATATCGTTTACTAAAACGTCTTTGAAATGAAGTATAAATCCATTTACGAAACATAAGTAATAATTTACCCCATATGTACTACTGTATAGCAACAGCCCATCTACTATTATAGTTACCGTGCATACCCATTAAAGTAGATCTTACTCCCATACTGAACTCATTCATTCTTTTTTCATCAAAATTGGCTACTTTATCGTCTACAACTAATTCTCCGTTTTTATTAAAACTAAGATAATCAATCATACTACCTAATTCATTACCATTTTTATCTACAGCTTTTAATTTGTATAAAGCTGCTAATAAAAATCTTGTTTGAGTTAATCTTTCACCAATATTAGTAGTCCAGTAAGCAGCATCTGTAGTAAATAGTCTTTGTACTCCTTTTGCTCTTAAATTAGGATCTCCTGCTTCATAAATACCAAACCAATCCACTAATTGATTTACAAAATCTTCTGGTACTCTTCTACCTATATCAGCTAACATACTACCTGATATAAGATGTTGTCCAAACAATTTACTAGCTTTTAACATTGATTTATGGTCTATCCAACGACTACCAAAAGCTTCAACAAACTGGTTTAATTCTGCAACAGTTAAGTTGTTAATCATACTGATGTAGTTGACACCCATAACACGCATAGAATAATATTTCATTATTGTTTTAGCAAGTTTATCTACAGATATATTACCAATTTCAGTATTAGTACGAATTTGATTACCGTAGAACACCTAATCCAACCATGAAGCAAATAATTTATATGTGTTTTCAGATTTGGTAACAGCTTTTTCTTGTTTACCTTGTAATTTACTTAGGATTGAAACATTTTGTGTTTCAGTAGATCTATTCTTCAATATTTCTGCTGTCATTAACATAAAATCTTCAATCTAAAGTTTTGCTTGATGCTCTAATGCGCTGTGTAACCATCTTGCATAAATAGTAGGTAAATCAAATGATTGTAAATCCAAATTCAATCTTTGATTATAAAACAAAGGAATTTGATTTACTACGTTACCATTCATATCGGTAAATACTTGTCCAGTCATAGCATCATCTTCTACTAGCATAGAAGCTTCTTTTGCATACTGAACAACTCCGTCTTTAACACCTTTTACACCATCTTCTGATACTCTTTCTACAAATTCTTTACGTATACCAGGTAATCGATAATTCAATTGTAATCTTGAAGATACACCTTTATCACCAATATCATTAAGTTGTTTAAACATCTCCCATAATCGATATTTTACATCATTACTTTGTTTTAATTTCTATAAATTATCATATTTCTTATTAGGATATTTTGAACTGTTTATAACACGATATTGTTCTAACAAATCATCATATGCTTCATTTATACGATCGAACTGTTCCAGACTAATGATATTTTTATCTCTAAAATATTTCCAAGATTTCTTATCTTTACCTTCTGCTCTTATATTCTTTAGTATTTTATTTTTATCACTGTCTTTTAAGTCTGATACTATTTCTTTAACAGCTTGTTCAAATTCAAACAACAATCCTTCTTTATCAATAATTGGCGCATTTTCGTCATACCATTTTTCAATGGCTTCTTGTCTCTACTAAAAAGTAAGTGAATGGTCGTTGTTTAATTCCGTGAACATTTTTCTTCGAGCTACTACAAAAGAGTTAGGCACCTCATTAACAAGATATGCTTGACCATCTACGATTTCGATCATATCGTCGTATAACTTTCTATGATCTGACCAGTTACCACCTTTATATTTTTTCTCATATTCGTCAGTCAATTTTATCATTTGACGAACTAATACTTGATATTTATGATCAGCCTGTTGTGTTTTCTCATCAAATATTTTTACAGCTGCTTGAACAAATGGATCTCTTGCTTGAAAAACATTACCAATATTTGCAGCGATTGTACTACACTCAAATATATCATCGGCAACTCGTTTCTGACGATTCAACCACGTTGCAGTCTCCTCATCAATTTTATCACGTATTTCTTCTATTTTATTATCGACCCATTTTTTCATTTCTTTTTTGTCTACTCGACGATTATTTTCTTTATACTGTCTTTCGAACTCTAATCGATAATTTGCTTCTATATTTTTAACATAAGGTGTTACTGCGTCCATATATAATCTTGAACCAATATCCTTATACGATGATATTATGGATCTTTGTAAAGTAGTTACCTCTTTGATAGAATCTGTTAATGCTTCGTATTCTTCTTCTGTAAAGAATGATTTAAATCTCTAAACGAAACCAGCAATATCATCAACCATATTAAATGATAAAGCCAAATCTCGATAATTTCTAAGATATACCAAATCCCATGTTACTGGTTCAGTGTTTCTTTTACTTTCCTGAGTGTATTTTCTATCTATTTGTTTATATACTCTAGATAATTGGTCTATAGCAGTAATCAGATACTGCATCATAGCTTGAGCTTCAGACGCATTACCTATCTAATCTATTTGATATTCTATGGTTTTAGCCTAACTACGTCTACCAGCTCTTCTTTCAATCTGAGCTTTATTCTACAAAGATTTAAGAATATCACTTATTGTTTCTCTAGCAATATTCATTCTACTTTGTGCGTATTCTTGGTTAAGTTTATCATCTTGTTCTCCAAAAACTTTAGTCTTTATATCATATTCCACTGCTTTTTGTCTTTGGATATGAAATACTCCTAATTTTGGATCAACTTCAAAACTACCCATCTTCTTACTAAAGAAAGCCTATTCTACAGTTTGTGTTTTACTATTATATTTATATACTATAGGAATAATACCTCTTTCATCAATTTGAACACCATAACTATTCAGTATATGTTCATATGCACCTAACTGAAAATCATAAGCGTTTGTAGCAGTTTTAGCACCATTCTTTGACTTATTTACATAAGAGAATCCCCATAAACGTTTACCATCTTTATTTTCAGTCTTACCGTCAAGTTCTATACATTTTGTTTTATAGTCAAATATTGCAAATTTACCAGTTTTTTTATTCTTTAATAGTAAGTCAGTAGTACCAGCTACACCTTTTTCAAAATCAGCAAGTATTGCTTCTGTTGCTACTAATTCATAATTTTCTGATATATTCTTATATATTTGCTCTAACTATTGTAATGCTTTAGAACTCAAAGCTGCTTGTCTTAATTTTCCAGTAGAAACATTTATAATAGACTTCATAAACGCTTCACGACGATAGGAGCCATTGAACATGCTTTCCAATACAGCATGAATGGTTGTACCTATTATTCTAGAATCATCATTATACGATCTTTGATTTTCACTAATATCTGAATCATCGTATACCGAATATAAAAGATTCTACTTAAATGTTGATACAGCTGTAAGTGGCTATCCATTGTACATATAAGTATGAGTATCATCATCGAACTGTATCTTGTTTGCTATTTCTTGTAGTATTGCTCTTACTTTATTTATATCTTTTACTCTGTCAGAAGCCTTCTGAAAGTAAATCTGCCCTTCTTTTACAATTTGTTGAAAAATGCCTGATTTTTTAGCTAAATCTTTTCTTTGTAAAAAAGAATTAGTCAACTACATCTACAATGCTAACTTCATTATAGGTTGACCATTAACTACTGCTTTTATATATTGCCATAATTTTTTCCAAAAACCGTAAGCGTCACCTTTTTGTTTAACAACCTACTCACCAATAGCTTGTACTAATGCTTCTTCACTATCATACTTTTGTATAGCTTTTTGTACTATAGGCGTTTCTCTAAACATTTCGATGTATCTGTGAGCATATTCGTGTGGAAGAGTATCCGCTTGATAGTTATCAGATAACATTATAGTAATTGCTTCCAAATCAGTAGTATCTATTCTACCGTATTCATCTTCTGGTAAATTCTGATGCCATAATACAGTTATTTCTGGAAATAATCTTGCCAAAGTATCAGCAATATGTTTAAACGTTCTATCTGTTATAGCATCTCTTGGAATATATGTTTTATTTTCTTTTGTTTGATGATAAACTTTTTTATTAGAATCTGGTATAATATTACTATATTCGATCAACGGCTCTCCGTTTTCATCAACGGTTTTGGATATATTACTGTTTTTCTACCATATAGGAATATTGATTTTATCACCAGATTTTTTCTTAGATACTTGTCTTTCACCAACTTTAGAAAACTATTCAAATTTACCAAACTTATTTAAAGCGTATATACCATCTTCTGATAATTCTCCCCAAGTAGAGACCATAGAACCTCCGGGAATAAGATTTATTAACTATTTCCAAAGTATTTTACGTTCTTCGTAAGTAGAAGGTATTGAAGTTTCCCCTCTAGATGTGGTTAAACTTCCAGTTTTTTCAGTAGATGTTTTAAAATGAACAGAATAAAAATTATCTTCGTTGTCTTTAACCAATTCAAAATAACCTTTTTCATGTTGATCTTTTAGATAAATTTTAACGGCTCTATTTACTTTATTCGGATCATTTTTCCAAGGTTTTGGATATTCTTCAATATCAACTAAATTGTAATCAACTTTATTTTTATTAAATATATCATTAGACACATTCAACCAATCACCAAACCAATTTCTAAACTCGTCTGTAAACGTTTTAGCTTTAGCCCGAATAGCTAATACTCTATCACCGTTAAAATGGTTTAGAAGGTCTGAAAACAGCTTAGAAGGCTATCCATTGGGTGCAAATTCCAGACCATAACCATTATTTTCTGACAGAACATAGTAGGCAGCGCTTTCGCTGCCCAATATGTCTGTATATTCATCCAGTTGTTTTTTAACTTCTGGATTTTTTCTTAATAAACATGTTGCCATAATTATTTACACTCCTTTTCTCTTTTCTTACCATTTTCAGTAAGGTTCTTCTAATCAGTTTCAGTAATAATATTAGATGTTTTATTATTGGTAGTTTTATTATCTGCTGTTTGCATATCATCGTTGTTTGCAGTAATTAATAATACCTATGCACTAAACGGAGAATTACCATTTTCATCATTGTATTTTGTATCCATTGGACTTACAAATCCTGCAGGTTTTGCACTTTCTAAGAACTGAACATTTTTTGGGAACGTGTCTATAATTTTCTGCATTTGTTCTTTAGATGCACTACCGATTACTGCTACTTTAGCTTTAGGATAATTCAACTTACCTTTAATAGAATTAAAATGTATGAATTGTTTATCTTTAAATTCGCTATACTTAACCATATTAGAAGCTTCTCTAGACGCATTACCATCATCTACATAAACAACAATATCAGCAGCATCTATTGTAGCTAAATCAGCTTTACCGTTTCCTAATTTACTTAATAATTGAGAGAAATCCATAGAATCAGTAACAGATATAGCTTTGTTTACTAATGTTTCATACTTCTTGTTTTCTTTCAAAGTAAGATCGATATCTTGTGAATTACTAAAGTGATCTTCAGATTCGTATAACAATGATTTTACTTTACCATCTTGTACATAACCATCTGATCTTACTGCATAAGCTTGGAATTTAAAATTACGATAACCTAATCTTCCTATTTTGTAATATACTGGATTAACATAAGTATTACCATCAGCAGATTTAGATGTTATCATATCTCCAATCTTATACAAATCATATAAACCAAGTTTGTTTTTAACTTTAACGTATTTTGCGTATAAACCAGTGCTAAAACTTACTAATTTATTAGAACCTTTCTTAATAATAAGAATATTATTATCTCCACTTACAGGGAAAGATCTATTATATATCTTACTATTAGAAATATCTTTAGCAAAATCATCATCGAATTGAGCCATCATTAACTCAGCAACTTCGATTATGCCATCGTTAACAACACTATCTGGTTTAGATAAGTTATTCATAAGATTTTCAACATAGTTGTTGTACGTTACTCCATTTACTTCCAAATTAGCTAACAACCTAGGTGGAACCAAATCAAATATACTTGTTTTAGTTAAACCTGATGCATTAGTATCTGTACCACCAGTTATAAAGAACATGTAAACTGCCAAATCTTTAGCGTATTGTTGCAATTTAGCATCATCACTCTCATACAACTCTTGCCAAGCTTGAGTTATGTTTGCTTTGATATCAGTATCATCGCTAACTGCGCTATTAACATTAAAGAACTTAGGCGACCCAGTAGTTGTTCTAGCTGGTTTCAACATATCAAACAGAATTTTACCTGTATTAGTATATTCAGCTAATTGTTTCATTTCGTTGAATCTATCAACTACTGTGTTATCTCCAGCAAGAAATTCTTTTAACGGTAATTGACTATTACTAAATTGTTTAGCAATATAAGCATTAAAGAATGTACTCAGTAAAGCAGTTCTTAATCTTTGACTAAAGCGTTTAACTTGCATTTTACCGTATGCTCCATAAATACCATATCGTTTAGATATTTTATCTATAGTATTCACATAACCTGGTGAGAATTCAAGTAATACTTTACTAAATATATTAAACAACGCTTTTACACCGAAATCGTATTTCTCACCTAAGAATGTTTTATCAAACAAATCTTGAGGATTACTGAATGTAGTATTATATTCAGAAGAGAATTGTTCGTGAGATTGCATAAACTTAATGATATCATTTGCACTAATACCGTATTTACCAGTATCAATCTGTGCAGCATTTACCATTGTTCTATAATCACCAGACATTCTCTTAAGATACAAGAACGTATTCAAATATCTAATTTGTTGTTTATACCATTCTTCAGAGTCTGTTTTCTTGATATTGTTTCTAAGATTCTAAGCGCTCATTTCTTCTGGAGTAACCTTATCGTTAGGATCATATACATAATCGTCTGGTAATTTATCCACGTAATTCTTTATAATTTCCTGTAAATAATTTTCACCAGAAGCTCGTTCAGCATCAACACCTACTTGACCTTTCTTAAGATCTACATAGTTGTCTGCAACTTCACAAATTATAGGTTGTCCTAACAAGTAATAAGTATTGTTACCCATACCGCAAGATATTAACATTGATACGATATCAAACGTAAAGTCATTTACATTCATTCGACCAATATAGTTATCCTTAACGGCATCCACGAACGCATTAATCAATGCAGATGTACTATCTACAATACTTTCACCATTTCTATCAAATATTCTAGGAATACCATTATCTTCCAAAGACAATCCTAAACTATTCAGATAATCGTTATCTTGTAATTTTATAGATGCCATCTGTATAAACGCTCTAACAACGTTATTCAACGCCATAGGACCGATACCAGCACTAGAACCTGCATTTTTAGTACGTTGCTCTATCTAGAATACAGGATTTAAGAACCATCCACCTTTTTTAGTTCTAGGATCTTTTGATACACCTTTCAAGTTGTCTATATCGTCTTTGATTGCTCTCAACGGGTCTGTTGTAACATCCAAAGGAGTAACAGTATCAACTCTATGATGTTCATTGGTAAGTATTAAGAAATATATATCAAGTAGCACGTTCTGTAACTATTCGATTGACACAGAATCATCATTTAAATGATTTAACAAATTATTCAAATTATAATCTATTTTCTGTGCTTTACGATCTTTTATTTTAACATTTGGTCTAGACAAGAACATCTTATCGATATCGAAGTCAGAACCAGTTAATGCGGTAATATCTGATGGGAACATTATAATATCACCTCTTTGTGGTTCAAATACGTCTACTATCTTAATAGGAATAGTTGAGTTCTGACCCTGAGTAGGTACACGATATGATAAAGCAAACAATACGCCTTGATTATCCAAAAGGAATTGTCTTTGAACGTCAAATGATTCGTTCTGTAATCCTGCTTCTTTTATTATATCCTCAAACAAACTTATAGATAATTTTACTTCCATAAAACCATCCTCATTATACGATTTAAGTTTGCTATCAGCAGACATCTTATTCTTCAAGATGTTATCATAACCTACACTAGATACCTGGAATAATGGCTTACCTGGAGTCATAATCTTAATGACTGTCTTTTCCATCAAAGCTATAATTCGAGACTATATCCAGTTTATATTAGGTAATGCTGAAGGATGTATAACGTATTCACCATCTACAGCTGATAAAGCGTCCATCATTTCAGGAGTAGCACCTTGAGTAGAAGCCATATCTTGTACAGCAGACATGAATTTTTCCTTATTTACATCAAAAGTATTAGGATCAATACCAAATTTTCCGCAGAAAGTTTTATAACCTCTTAATGTCAAAGCATCCAATACTTGCTGATAAATTCTTAACAGTTTATCTCCTTTTACCTATACACCGTTAAGTTTATAAGTATGTTTACGGTCAGTATTTAATATAACTACTTTCATAAACTGGGTAAGTAAAGCAGCGTTGTTATGCTTATGAGGATCAGTATTCAACTGTTTACCGAAGTTTTCAAATTCCTGCATTTGTTTTGGAGCATTTCTAAATGCTTCTTTGTCAATTTTACCATCTTTATCATATAATTCAAAACTAGGTATATTTCCAGTCTTAGTACAGCTTTCCATCTTCATGAAATCAGTTTGTGTTTCTTTCATTAAATCATAAACATCTCTCATGTCATGTTCATCTGCAAATATTTTAAATATTGGAGAAGCAGAAAGCTTATCGTATATTTTAAATATATCTTGACTAGAACTATTAGCGTCATTACCAAAGAATACATATTTTAATGAACCCCATATATAATTTCTAGTAAATCCTAATATTTGACCACGATATTCTTTTGGAGAAATTTCACCAGATTTAAATTTGTTAAATAAATCTTCAATAGACGCAGTATCAATGTTTAATTGTTGCATCATATTTGCATATTCTGTAGGATTTATTTTCTTTATTACATCTAGTTCATCATAATGTTCCAATAAGTCATATGCGTATTCATCTTTAATGGACCATTCTCCTTGACGCTGTTTTAACTATCTGTACATCTCAGCAGATACCCACGATTGTGCATCAGTCGGGTCAATACTACGATACTTAATCAATCTGATATAAGCGTTATCTGTAACTGCTTTAGCCAACTGTTCGTCAGTAAGTGGTTCACCTTTTTCGTTTACACCATAAGTTCTACGTTGATCTCTATGTTCTAGATATCTTTGAACAAGCTCACCTTTTTTAGCTTGTGGTGTAAGATTTCCTTTACTGTCTAACAGTTTCTTATAATTCAAACAATTATATTTTACTTTTCCATCAAGTGTTTCAGGAACATTCAAACTTTCATCAAATGCATCTACACCTAAGAACGTTTTTGCTTCACGCTTAAATTTATCCAAATCATCCACAGGAGTAGTATTTACTTCTATAACACGATATTCTGAAGCATCGTACAATCTATCTTCAGCGAAAGCATTAACTATTGTTCCTTTACCGTTTTTCATTGCAACTGTAGATGTTTGCGCAGAATAACGTTTGTTTACAGCATCAATATCTTTGTATTGAGCTTTATCACCAGAAACAAGTTTTTCAAATTCTAGGTTATCACACATGTTGTTCATAACAAAGTATGCTACAGCTCTCATTATGTCCGAACTACTTAACTTCTTATTACCTGCTGGGTTTATTTTCTTATTATCAAGAATTACATTTTCCGGTAATAATTTATTCTATAGTTCCATCTGACCCAACGATTCAACGGGATTATATCCAGATATTATTTCTTTTGTATCTAAGAAATCCAATACCTGACGTATATTCCATTCCAACATATTTTCGATATATTGCTTTACTTCATCACGATTTAACCATTGTTCTATTTCAGTATTAGTAGTTGATGCTGATATCTTGAAGCCATCTAACAAGTCGTTGAAATGTCTTGATTTGTACCCATTGTTTTTAGGAGAAACCAAATTTATACCAAAATTACGAACAGTAAATGTTCCATCTGGATTCTTTATAGGATCACCACCTTTTTTACTATAGTGATAAGCTAATCGTAAATTTACAAGAAGTGGAGCAACATCTGGTCTCTTAAACAAAGCTTCTTGTTCTTCTTGACTCATTGCAGATATAGATTCTGCTGTGTATTTTTTACCAGTAGCTTTGTTTACAGCGTTAACGAAGTTATCTCTAACGATATATGCTTCCCTTATGGCTTCTAATTCAGATCTAAAGTATCCTCTGAAAGTATCAACAGCGTTCTGAGTAACCATGAATTTATAACCTATCTTCTGAATAGGACATTCTTCCATAGGAATACTATCTATGATGTACTGTGTCTTTTTATTAGCAAGTTCAGGTATACTATGGTAATTAGACAATGCTGTCGTGAAACGATTTAACATATCTTCTGTACCAGTAATACCCAAGAAGTCATTACTATTAAAATAATCACTATCATTCACTGTACCAACAAAAGTACGCAATATAGGATAATTCTTCTTAGCTATAAAAGATAACCATTTTGAACCACGATATTTAACTTTCTTTCCATCCAAGAACTCCTTGGTATAAGGATTATTTGTAAATCTTTTTATGAAATCATTGTTAAATATTAATCTGTTAAAGAATCTAGTAACGTGATTATACTGACCAATAATATATGCAGTAGCACCCCCTGCTATTCTTACTGTGTCGTTTTTAGCACTACCTAAGCCTTCACTAGCTAATTGTTCCATTAATAAGAACAATAAAGTATTATTATCAGGATTAAATTGATCATTAACGATACTACTTATTTCTTGTTTAGATGTTAACAATTGTTTAGCGAATAGTGAATTCTTCATTTTAAGTAAGAATCCGTTATATGATGCTAACAATTTATCTTTTTCTTTTCTATCAAGTTTTGATAGCATTTTATCTACTTCTGTAGCATCTATATCCAATCCAAAGAATTCAAGAGCTTTAGCTACGTTTTGACCATTTAATACTGCAATTCTAGCTTTCTTACTTACGTTTTCAATATAGAATTTCTAGCGATCTTTTTCATTCAACTAATCAAGTTGAACTTCTATTCCAGATATTACATCTATTATAGATTGTTTCCACTTATTTTTAGCTGTTTGATTACGCTTATTCTGATTTGAATCTTCAATACTAGCTTCAATACCACCTTTGTCGTTAATACGATAATTCATAAATATGAAATTATTAACGTATTTAACAACATTACCAAACAGTCTTGCTTTTAATTGTTCTGTTGTTTCAGGATCTTCCAATATATCAACAACTTGTTTTATAGTCTAAGGTTGACCGTCACGTTTTTGTTGTCTAGCTACTTTCTTAAGGATGGAAATCATATCATCCACATCCTTAGCTTGTTGACAAGCATGACACAACTCATGCCATAATTGATATACGTTTGTATACTTTTGTAAACCTTCTGGAGTAAGTTGAGTATCATCAGTAATAGTATAAAGGAATAATCTTATATCTGCATCCAATGATTTATATTGGTTACGCATATATGCTGCAACAATAGAATCATCATTCTGAATGGTTTTAGTCATACCGCTTTCATCTTTTGGATTCTTTTCGTTTTCTTTCAACCATTCTTCATAATCTGAGAAATCCAAATCGTTAGCATCATCAATAACGTCTAATGAGAAATTCATACGAACGGCTCTCTTCATATATTTTTCCCAACTCTTCCAATTAGTAACAATTCCTTTTGTTACTTTTTGATAATTGAGTGCTGCCACTAAAACAGATTTATCTTTTTCACCAGATTTTAATACAGCTTTAACCATATCTTCTGCTGTTTTAGCTTCATCTTCCCAGTATTTTTTAACTTGTTTATAATCAATATTAGTAATACCTGCTTCATTGGTAGTTATTCCTGATGATCTGATTATAGAAGCTAATATATTTCTATAAATATCGTTAAACTGTTGTTGTGTTGTAGCAATTTCAACACCGTCATATTTATAACCACTAAATAATGGGTCATAACCAAATACTAAGTCAAAATATTCTTTATTTTCTTGGCTTACTTCAGTATATGCATATTTTCCTTGATATATATCATTAAATATAGAATTTAATGAATTTATACCATTACGTTTAGTTCTACTATATAATCTATTTATCAACTTATTCAATGATTGATAAATTCTATTAAAGAACTTATAAAAAGAATTATCTTGATTTTGTCTTAGTACAAATTTAGCAAATTCATCTGCAAGATATTCTTGTTTTTCTCTTTCAGATTTATTTCTAAATGAAGGATTGCTATCGATCAACGCTTCATACATAGCTTGTCGTTGATTTTTAGGCATCAACAGTATTGATACTCTATGGAATGCTTCATGATAAGCAACACCTCTCTTTATTTTGTTCTTCTTAGCATCTCTAAACAATCTGATACCATTTGATGTACAAACACCGTATACATATACCATAGCGTGTTTAGCAGCGTCAAATCTAAACGGTAACGAATTATCAATACTAAAATCAAAATCTTCACCCAATATTTTTTTAGCAGTGTTTATTGCTTTATCGGCATCTTCCATTCTAACGAAGTTTTTAAAGAATGAAACTACTGCTTTTTCTAGTTTGGATTCAGAATCTTTTTTCTTATTATCATAATTCTTTAATACTGCACCAATCTTATCAGAATTCTAGAATAATTCCGCAACTTTTTCAAAATTATTAGGATATCTATCAGTTATTAAACCGGTATATGTTTCTTTTAGTTGATTAATTCTCTTTGAAACATCATCTGTAGAATCATAATTAGGTGTAGATAATATTAATATTTGAATAGTATCTTCTGTTATATCCTCTAATAATTTATCTATTTGTTTGTCATCTAATTTTTCTGATTTTTTATCTGTTTTAGTTTCAGTTTTAACTTCACCTTTTTTATCAACGACATTACCAGTTAAATCAAACAACGGTGATGCTTGTTTTTTATCCTAAACATTTGGTGTAATACCCAAACCAGGACCATTAGTATCAGGATTAGAACTTGCTGTAAGATTAGGATTTGTCAAATCTACAACATAATCTTCTTCATCGCTACTGTTATTCATCCAATCTTCATAAGTATCGTCAACGAAAGAATCAGATAAATTTAATTTATCTTTATTATCGTCATAATACTTTTGAATTTGGTCAAATGTTTTTTGAGGATCGGTTTGATCTTTAGGTATAATCAAAGGTTGTAATTTATTTTTATTTTTTGATTCAACTTTTTTATTTGCTTTCTAAGTAGTAGCTTTTTGTTTAGCTGGATTAGCAGGCGTTTCTTCTTCCTGATTGTATGATAATATTACTTTACTTTCACCGTCAGCTATTATCTCAATAGTAATAGGTTTATTGTTTATAGCCAACGTTGCTAATTTATTATCAAACTGCAATGGATTATAAACACTACCATTGTTATCAAAATCAACTTCGTAATTCTTTCCATTAATCTTGATAAACAACGTATCAGGATCTGTATCTTGAACTATTTGTTTTATCTCTTCTTTATATTCGTTTATGATTTTTACGTTTTCGTCATCGGTAGATGCGCGTTTTGAAGTTTTCTTTATCTGAGTTTTCGCTTTTTCTGCGCTATCTTTTTTCTTTGTAGTAGTTTTAGTGTTTTCCTCAGTCATTCCTTCAAATACGTCATTGAACTCAAAATATACGTTAGGATTACCACCAAATATAGTAGAATCCTCTTTTGTGCTCATATCAGTTTTAACAAATCCGCTGTTTACAACTTGAGATATGTAATTATCCCCATCTACTTGTTCATAAACAATATTTCCAGAATCATCCAATATAGTAAAAGAACCTTGTACTAATCCAGAATCACTAGATAATTTATCTTTATCTATTCTATAATTTTTAGTAGTAGCAATCCAATTTGCAAATTCTTCTATATTATCAGTTGTTACTTCTGTACCTTTACCATCTAAAGTATTACCAAAATAAACACGACCATCTTTTATATACACAAGTCTATCCAAATTGTGATTACTTGGATTTCGTTCAATTGCTTCTGTACCATAATACATGAAGTTTCTGATAAATTCACCAACAGATATCTGTTTGTCAACTTTCAAATTCTTATTCATTCCAGAATTAATCATCTGCTCTTCTGAAATAGAACCATCAGCAACTTTAACCATTAAGTCAGCAATAATTCTGGCAATGTTTATATCTATCTTACCGGGATTTAACTTAACTAAAAGTCTTTGTCTGTTAGGATTAAAGAATGATGGTAATAACAAGTATACAGATCCAGCTGTACCAGTAGCGCCTTTAACTGATTCCATTTTTCTAGAATGTGTATCAAAACGCATGATAGTACCATTTGCTGTAGCATAAGCTAATACCAAAGGTTCAGAATCTTTTCCTTCAAAAGCATCTTCTATTACATCTTCTATATCTTCTTCTTGATCAACATATTTCTGATATAATTCACTTAATTGCTTTTCTTTTTGCTGTTCTATAAACCATTCTACAACTGCTTTACTTTGTCTTTTTACAGCAGGTTGATTTGGGAAAGATTTATTATAATCATTCAATACTGTCTAATAGTCAGTATCATAAGCAGACATTAATTGTGATATTTTATCAGATAATTTACCTCTACCGTTCAATATAGATAAAGCGTTATTAGCAGAATCTTCTACTTGTTTTTGTTCAACTGTTAACAAATCTTCATCTTCAGTATCTTCATCCTGTTCTTTATTTCTAAGTTTATCTATATACGTACGGTATTTATCCTTAGAATAATAGAATTTTCCACTAGCTTCATCATATATTAAGCCTAAAGCTTGTACTTCATCAATATTTGAATTGATGACTTGTTTTCTACGATATGATATCAAGCTGTTTCCTACAGGTACACTATCATTACTTGTAAGTACATGTATTATATTACTTGGGTCAGTAAGTCTATTAAACTTACGATTAATGAAATAATCTCTTAATATTCTTTCAGTAGATTTATTAAAAGATAAACCTCTATTATTAAGATTGTCTATGAACTCAGATACGCTCTAATAGTTTTTAATATCGTCTTCAATTTGTTGACATATTTCAACTATTTCATCTCTTGTTCTATTATCTAATACTAACTGTTCACCATTAAGTTTAATAGGTAAACGTATTTTCCATCTATTCTGTAAAGCATCTTCTACTTGTGCTTCAGTATTCAAAGACTGTCCACCATCTTCATTATAATTCATGAATAAATTTGGAGATTCTGACAGCATTTGTTCTACTATAGAATTAGCTAATTTTTGATTATTACCTGCTTTTTTGGTATCAGATGATAAACCAAATATAGGTTTAATATAACTTTTTATAAACGTTTCAGGTAATATTACAGAATCACCTAATTCTGATATACCACGTAATAGATAATTTATCGTACCGTATTCCTATTCATTTACTGTTATAGTTTCTGGTAAATTATCAACATCATAACCATACTTTTTAACGATATCAAGTATGTTGTCTATATTTACATTTTGCTGTACTTTTTCTGTCTATACGTGATTATCGTAGATATCATTTATCTGTTGTCTACTTACTAATTCATCATTCTCGTCATACAAAAGAGGATTATTTGGATTAGCTTCATCTCTAGTATTCTATAAGAAAGTGCGCATATAAATTCTTACAGAGCCTTCTTTAATGTTTAAAGTTGGCTGAGCATCACTATCATCCTTCTGTCTTTGAGCAAGATTCATTATCATGTTCTCGCGAAGGTTGAATTCTAATTCAGATAATACATTTTCTCTATTACGTGATGTTTCATCAGGCATTACCAATCTTGTAGGAATCAAAGTACCGTTAACAGTACGTACTCTACCGTTAAATAATACGGTATTTATTGGTAAAGCTCTAACCATGTTCTAATATTGAGCCTTAGTTATAGTAGAATGCTTTCTAGACTTAATTTGATTGAACAAATTAAATATTTCTTCTTTTGTCTTACCCTTAGTAAGACGAAGAATTCTTTCATAGGTCTTATATGCAGCAGGTCTATCCCACTTTATTTTACTACCTTTTTCACTCTTCTTATTAGCAAAATCGTAGTCTTGTACTTCTTCCCATTTTTGAACAGTAACGTATCCTCTCCACTGACTTGATTGATTATATGGGTCCATCAATCTGTTTGCAGCAGTAACTCCACTCTTGGTACCAGTAAAAGCATATGCGTGGCACTTCAATCTTTTCTTATTTTCTTGTGCAGTTATTTCTGCTTTTTCAGCATATTCTGGAGTAAGGTCTTGTGTACCAGATGTAGAATCAGGTACTTCTTCTACTGCTCCTTCTTCAGTAGAATCTTCTCTTTTCTTGTTAGCAGATTCAATCGCAGCATCTACCGCCTTTTGAATGTTTTTTAATTTACTTTCAAAAGTTATTGTTTTTCCTTTATTATCTGTTCTTTGTAATTTACTCAGATAATCCTAATCTTGATTCAATCTGAATTCTACTATTTTAGAAGTCTAGGCATTCAATAAATCCTACTCAAGATTTTGAATATGATTGTTTGTTGTTTGTAACTGATTTTGTAAATCTTTTATTTCATCTTCTTTTAAAGAATCATTTACTAACTGTTTTACAATCTTCTTACGATCGTTTTTAAGATCTTTTATGTGTTTTCTGATATTATCGATATCCGATGTATCAGTAACATCCATTGCTTTAATTATACCACCTTCGTCAATAGAAAATTCTGAAGATCTAGGTAAAAATTTATATTTTTTACCATCTGGAGCAGACCATTCTTGAGTATCTATAGGTAAAGTAAGAGTATTACGCTTTGCATTATATGCTCTATCGCTAGCTCTTTTGTTAATTTCGTAAGCAATGTTTTTAGCTTGTGCAGCAATAGTTTTTAATTCGTTATATACTTTCTAATCTTCTTCTGTAAATGAGTCTTTAGGCATTTTTTCTAATTGTTTAGTAAATTTATCCAAAGATCTATTTACATAAGATACTTTACCTGCTGCGCTACTAATGGTATTTAAACCATTTGTTAATCTACTAACAAATTTTTGTAATTCTGTATTACTTACAGCATTATTTAAAGATTCAACGAGAGTATTTACAGAATCGTTTAATTGATTTTCAAGTTCTTCATCAGTTCTAGCTTTAAACTCCTGTGTTGTTTCAACAGTTTGACCATTAGAGTCACTATTAGCGCCATCTCTTTCTTGAGACTGTGTACGAACACGATCTTTATACTTCTCAATTAAAGACTTAGTAGATTTGTCACCTTTTTCAAAAGGTTCATACAATTTAGTAAAATAATCCAAGTCGTTCAATTCAGCAATATAATTATCTGATGCTGCATTAACATCTGAATCGCTAATTTGATTATTACTGAGTTCTGTTACTATATCTGATGTAGTTTGTTTAAATCTATTAATCGCACCTGTTTGCGATTCTATATTCTTTTGAGCTTGATTTATTTTACCTTCAAGATACGGAATCGATAACAATTGTCCTTTTGATCCAATTGCATAGCCTTCTTCTGATTCTCTAGCTTGTTGAATAAGATTATTATATACTTCTAATTCAGAATTATACAATTCCAAAGTATCATTTAATTCATTCAGCTTACCGAATGCTTCCAATTGTTCAGCAATTTGATCTTGTAGTATTCTTTTTTGCATGAGCAATTTAGCTTTTCTAGAAGACATTACACCTTGTAATTCTGCCATTGCCACAGAATTATTTGCGTAAGACATATTCATCTTCTTAAGTAACTGAGCTCCATACGCTTGGTTAGATAATTGTTGCGATTGTCTTTCTATAGAATTAAGCTGTTGATTAATCTTTGCTAATTGTGTAGTAAGTTTATGTATACCTTCTATTTGAGAATCTTCTAAAGCAATACCGTGTTTGGCAACAGCGTTTTGAATTACATTATACATAACATCACTAAACAAAGATGATTCTTTAGATTTTTCATCAAATTGCCTATTAAATTCTTTTCTGGCTTCTTCTTTTTTGTCATTCTGTTCAATAATATTAGTTCTAATATTATTAGCTATTGCTGTATATATATCAGAATCCCTTTCACTTAAGCCTAAAGATTTTGTTTTTTCTAATAGTCTTGCTCTAGTATCTAGCAATTGATTTACATTGTTACGCTCTTCATTTATATAATTATCTATTTGTTCTTCAGTTGTTTCACCTTCAGCATCTGATATTACCCCTAAATCGTATTTACCTGTTTTTAGTGCTTCAGAAATATTATCTAATACTTGACCATAGTTTTTACCATTTGCTTTTAAGTCACGCATTGTTTGCAATAAATCTACCGATCTATCAACAAAATCTTGTTCTTCAAGAGCTCTCTAGAATATATCTCCAAATCTCTTATCATTCTTCATCTGCTTATGAACATCAACAAGTAAATCTTTACCAGACATAACCAATGCTCTTGGATCCAAAGATGAAAGTATTGCACCAGACATATAGTTTTCTTGTAGTTGAGCGTCGTTAGAATAAATAGGATCAAACGGAGTAAATACAGCAATGGTAGATCTTTGTCTATCCAACCAGTTAGATGACATATCATCAAATAACTGACCGTTAGTCAAAGCATTCCAAAAACTACCACTAGCACTCTAATCATCAAATTCTCCTTTTCCTGCTTTGTCAGCCATTATATACTGAGCACCTTCTTCAGTTGCTTCTTCATACATATTAGCTAATTGTGCAGCACCCCATGATTTTAATGCTTTATTTCTAGTTATTCTTGATAATTCTTTACCAGTAAGAGCAGCTCTGGCTACATCTGCATTTGCTGCAGCTCTGCGACTTAATAATGATTTGATTGGATTTACCGCCTTCTTGCCTAAAGCAAAAGCGCCCTCCATAGGATTTAATACACCTCTAAACACTTGACTATTTCGGAAGAATGGTACATAGAACAACATATCTGTTGCTACTTCACCGGCTCCTAAAGCCATATTACGTTCATATAATCTAGGTATACCTCTATATGCTCTACGTCGTGCATCTTCAAATTGATTACTATCTGAATCAATAGTACCATTTGCTGCTAATTCTAAAGCTTCTTCATCAGAAATATTAGAATTTTCTCCTCTACTAGCTAATTGTCTTTTAACGTTTTTTATTACTCGATCAGTATCAATTTTATCTTCTTCTAATATTTTAGATAAATTCTGTTCATACTGTGAATAAGCTTCAATATCTGATTCTCCTTTTCTAGCTTGTATACCACCACCAACTTGAGAAGCTGCAGAAGCTGTTAAACCAACTGTTAAATCTCTAGCTAAACCGCGTAAACCACCAGCAACAGCACCAGGTGTTCCAGCCATAGACGCACCTAATAACGCATCTGCTGCTACTGCCGTTATTGCACCAGAAGCCATAGACGACAATTGATAAGCCCAATCAGAATGAGAACTACCAAACAGTCCTGGTAATTTATATAAAAAGTTACCAAACGTTGTAGTAGATTCATTAGCTTTTTTAGTAAAGTATTGGCTTATATCATAGTTATCCAAAGATTCTTGTAGTTCTCTTTTATTTATTTCTCTAGACTGAATAGCATCGTTGTATTCTCTATCTGAATCAGTTTGAATATCAATTAATGATTGTAAATCAGGTAACTGTTTATTTGTCCAAACTCCATTCTGTCGTAGTGCATCTAGTCTAGATTGAGCTAAATCTCTAGCTTGAGATCTATCAATACCGTAAGTGTTATAAAAATCTTCGTCAGAAATTGTTTCAGGATAAAGATAATGCATAACTAAAGCTGCATCGCTTTTATTCATTTCTGCACGGTTAATACGGTTATTATCTCTGGTTATCTGCGATTCTTGCATATCATTATAGTATTTATGCCAAAAATCGGATAACTACATTCCTTGTGCGTTATCCGTTGGTGCTTCATTATAATAATATGCAGCATCTGCCGATGACTATCTATTCAGATAAGCACCGGCATTCTATCTCATTGCTAAATTTTGCTGTATACGATCATTCAATAATTTTGAGTCTCCCTCTGAATAATCGCGTAATAAATCTTTTTTAGTATTCATATTTTTTAAATTACATTAAACCTGCTGTATTATGCGGTAAACCAACCATGTAAGAATCTCCACTATCTTGATATCTTACTGAGTTTTCTGATTTAGTTGTACCCATATATTTTTCAGCTTGCATGTTAATTAAATTTCTGGTATCATCTGTTACTGGTTCTACTACTAAAATAGTAGTTTCTACATTACCTTCATCATTATCTGTGGTGGTAGAATATCCTAATTCTTTTAACTAATCGTATTCTCTACCTGTAAACCAAGGAACCATTGAATCAGGTAATGCATCTATTGGATATTCAACAGTAACACTCCATACTAACTCTTGACCGTTTGGAGTGTTTTGCATTGTTACTCCGTTTACACGTTTTGGTATAGCTCTAGATGGATTTTTAGTTATTGCTTTTTCCAAATCGAAATTTTTATCTTCAGAAAATGGAAAACTACTTGTTAAGAATAAAGGGTTGGTTGTATCCAAGCCCTAGCTCTTTATAAAATCTTTCATATAAGGATTACTAAGAACATATTGTCTAGGAGTTAACAATTTTCTACCGCTCAAAGTAGGATTGTTGGAACCGAATAATCTCTGCATATCTACATCAGAATAACCTTGTGTTGGAGTCATTATAGATTCTACAGCTTGATTATACATTTCTTTAACGTATGGCGCATATTCAGATTGATTAGAAAATTTAATAGATTTCTTTTTACCTTTTGCTACACCAGCTTGTTTTCTTCCTGCTTCAGATAATCTCCATAGAACGTCGTCCCCTACTTCTCCCTACTCGTTAATTAGATCACTATTGACAAAAGCTCGTTTCATTCCTTCGAACATTATGGCAGCTTGCATTGCCATGTTATATCCGCTACTATCATTTTTAGAAGCCATTTCAGCAGCTTTTCTAGTAAGAACATTTTGATTTGCTGGTTGTTTCTTTAAAGATATTTGTCCAGTTTTTTCATCCGTATCAAAATTTTCAAGCATCTTTCCGGTAACCACCCTACCTGCATTTTGTACGGCATCCAATGAACCGTATGCTAATCTATCGAAACGATTAACAATATTAGAGGGTGTTTCACTACTACCTTTACTACTTAAATTTTTTAATTCATAAGGATTAATAGTTTTATCTTCCCATGAAAATTCTCTAGCTCGATTGATAGCCATGTTTGCAAATTCTTGCTCTGCTTGCTCTCTAGTAAGACCTGCTTTTTGTAATTGTCTAATGTGCTCTTGCGCTTGAGGAGTATTATAAATAGATGACCAATTTTGCTGAACCATTTTATCAGTTGTATCAATAGATACGCCTCTTACATCCCAAATTCCTTCACTTCTTAAATAAGAAGGCTTTAAGTTATCAACATATGGTTTTACTAAATCATTTATTGATGTGTATGGTATTGGATTAATATCAGAGAAAATCTTTCCACTACCTAATGTATCGTACTATGATACATCCAAATTATGCCAATTAGGATTAAACTAATTTGTTTTTATTAAATTAGCTACAGCCTCATCTCTTTTTTTATAAGCTTCAGCACTGGATATTAGCATATTTAATTTGTCATATGGAATATTGTTGATTAACGCTGTTATTTTTCCACGACCTTCTTGAGTTTTTAGCATATCTGGATTGTTGACCATTTCATTAACTAACGGTTTAGCTGCACCAGTAGTCAAGTCATACCAGTTTTGCATATCTTTCAAAGAGGCAGATTTAAAGCTATTCCATACTTTCATATTATCTGATAGAGTTTTCATTGCTGTATCAACTCTATCATTGTACTCTTTACCTATTTTATATAACTATTCAAAAGGTATTGGTACATATTGACTTACGTACTAACTTTCTACCGGTTTATCAAATCTATTTACTGCCATATCATCTAAAATTTCTATATAATTTATTTACGGTATCTTGTGTAGAACCATAATTGAAAAACTCTTTCATATATTCCAACATTGCTTGATCTCGATTATTCAAACGATTATCACGAGACATTGATTGCAAAGCTGTACCAAGTTGACTGAGACCAGTATTACGAATGGTTCGAGCAGCTGCTCTATTTTGAGCATCTTCTTCATATCCTCTATGGAATGCTTCAGTATTATATCTAGCCCAATCGTTATATATACCAATGTTTCTAGCTTTTCTTTCATTTTCAATATTATTCTTCTGATTATATGCTTGAGCGATAGCTCTGTTTCTAGCAACTTGTGATTGTACGGCTTGTGCCAAATTAGCACTTCTACCAAACCCACCTGCCTAATTAGCATTATATCTTGCAATAGCATTGGTCATATCTATTTCTCGTAATATTGGACTGATATCATAATCTACTGGAGCAAAATGTGGAGAATAAGTAAATACTCTTGCTTTTTCAGGATCACTATTATAAATGTTAGCCATTGGTCCTATTAATGCAGCACCATTAGTTAATATATCAAATAATGATCCATACGATCTATCATTACCATTATTAGGATTAGTATTTCTCTTAGGAATATTTATTTTCCCAGGACCAGTATAAATATAATTATTTGTGAAATTATGGTCGCCTATTTTATTCTATACACTGTAATTCTATCCACTAATAGGTACTTCAATATTATGTAAAAATGAACTTCTAGAACGTACTGGAGCAACACTATTTGCTTCATCCGTAAAAGGAGTAGAAGATATGTCAAAGTAATCATGTACTTGTCCATACAGACCATCCTGAACATTCTTAACTACAGCATCTTCAAATGACATACCGGTTTTTAAATTTCTCTGTATTTGTGGCAAATCGCTTAATGTTTTGTAAGCGTTATCGTAATTATCTTTGTTTTTTAAAAACGTACGTATGGATTCACCAGCTTGTTTATACGCATTCTTATCAGCACTTTTGTACCAAGAAGTTGTAGCGCGATTTCTGTCATGACGTATATTTGGATTATAATTGGGGTTAACTCTAATAAACAACTCATTAAGTTTATCTCTATCCTCAGCACTAGTAACAGGTTCTGGTAATCCAGGTGTACCTCCTGCATATTTACCAACTTTATTCTTTATTCCTCTTTTAGCTTTTACTTGTTCTTGTAAGGCAAGTAATTCGTTATATTTTTTCTAATTATTACGATCATTTAGCATTTGTGTATTCTGCGCATAAATATCGTTTCCTTTTTTCTTACCTGTTTTCATATACTTTTTACCAGCTTGTGCAAAAGTTTCATTAGTTCCTGGAACTTTTAATTTATCACTTAATACCTAAGTTCCAACAGGAACATTAACTAAATTACTATCTGTAGGTTTTCCTTGTTCAGGAATTTGACTTATTTCTCCATCTGGGGTTCTCATTAATTCACCATCATCCAAGTAAGCTAAAGTAGTTGGTAATATACCTCCATAAGCAGCTAAAGAATAATCATTATCGCCATATTCATTAGCCCATTCTTCTTGAGCAGCTGCAGTAGCGTTAGCATCAGCAATACCTTGATTCACCCTTCTCCATTGAGCTCTAACTCTATTTCTACTACGTCTGCCTTTAATACCTTTACCTTCTATATATTCACCAGTATCAGTATTGACAGAATCAGATGTACCAACCATAGCGCCTATACCTTTTGTTAACATACCTGCAGCTTTACCAACTACGCTACCAATTGGACCAAAGGCACTACCTACTGTTTCTAATCCAGTAGCAATACCACCAGTAATAGCATCTGTTTTAGCATTTCCACTATAAGGTATTAACCCGTTTCCTAAATCTAATCCTGCACCTACTGCATTTCCTAATTTATTTAATTGACCAGTAGCTTTATCAATTAATCCTCCTAAAAAGTATGAATTTATATCTTTATTTTTTCTTATTCTTTTCATAACATGGACTATCTAAATGTTGTTTTTATTAAAGGTATTTCAATTTTTTTATCATCATTACAATCAAAAGTATATTCACATAGCATATATTTACCTCTCATTCTCGGTGAAAAAGATCTATTTAATATATCTTGTTCTGATTCATCAGAACTTCCCAAATCCCCTCTATCTTGTCTAGGTATAGGAAAACGATAAGTATCTTCTCTACATTCTATATTATTATAATTTATTTCAAAACTGTCCTAAGTTTTAGTGTAACATTTTACAGAAGTAATAACTTGCGGAGAAGAATTATTCGGATCTTCTATATTACCAGACAACCATTGATTATCAAACACTTTTGTATATTCAGGATTAGGATTAACTGCAAATGTCACTTTAGCAATTAAATCTTCTACATCAGCTTCTTCACCAAATGAATCATTTTTATAAAAATTAGTACCTCGTATAGTTATTAATCTATCATAAAACCGTAATCCCCAATCAGGAATATGTGAATAAAATGATGTAAAACAATCAGATTGTTCATTATATATCAATGAATTACCTTTTGCTTTTAACCACAGTTCATTAGTTTTATCATTAAAAACAGAAGTAAGATTTATTTTACTAGTCTACGCTAATGAATTTAAGAACGTCTGTACCTTTTTCTCTTTTGAGAGTATATGGAATCCATTACTGCCATATGAGCATATAACGTTTTTATTAGTGTCATACCAATAAATACTTTGTGAACTAGATATAATACTTTTATCATTTACTATACCTGCACCATAATTCTAAACTATCGTATCAAAACGACTTAATACTCCACCAGTACCTAATACCAATTGTGCTCCACTCTAATCACTTATAAGTGATCTATCATCTACGGATAAAACATTAAACGCATTTTGTTGGAAAGCATATAAATTATTATTAAATACATTTAAACTAGTAGTAATACCATACTTAACATCCAAATCCAATGTATTAGCAAACTTAGCTTTAGACCAAGAATCTATTTCTTCTCCAAATGATTTTTGTTCTGAACAATTTATGCGGTAATAATTGGTTTCGTTTGTAGAAATATTTTCATTCGTAGAACCAGAACTATAATTTACACCACCATCAGATACAGAATAAGCTGAATTATATGCATACATCTGATAAGAATAAGTAATACCATTCAACGTAGTAGGATTAGTAAACATAAACCATCTATTTTTTGTTTCCCCTTCTATCGCTTCTGGTTCTGTGGAATGTTTTAAATAATAATCATCCCATCTAGCATAGCAATTTATAGTAGATTCTACAGGTAAGTATACTTGTAAGTAGCGTCTATACCAGGTTGCTTCTTCCTACCAATCGTTTTTAGAAAACATAGATGCGTGCATATAATTAAATACTGTAAGATATACATCTCCACCAAATATTACTTTACCTGTAGCAGCTTCATTTTCTTTTATGTATCCACCACAAGATATATAATTATTCGATGATCTGGATAAATAAGAGTTACCACCGTAAGGTGTAGCTCTTTTCTTAATATTACATAACAAAGTTACTACTTTTGGATCAGTATCTGTACTTAATGTTTTTGAAAAAGCATTATATAGTATATGATCAGCATTAACATCTGCTGATTTCATATTTATTAATTGATTCACACCAGCTATGCCAAAAGAACCAGAAGCAACAATAGTGTTTGTATAATTACCAGCATCGATTGAATCAATATAACCGTCTTTAAAAGCTTGTATGCCATTATTATTTTGATTTGGTAAATCAGTTCTTGCTGTTTTAGTATTACCTATATCTGCAATAAAATTATTAGACTGCTATGTTTTAGATACTCCTTTGTTACTCTTAAATAAACTATTTGCTGATTCGTGTAAGAAATATTTCATTACACCACCTATGATACCAGTATTGTTATGGCTGCCTATTACCAGTATAGGTTTATCTTCAGTATTTATGGTACCCATGGTAGATAAACCAGCAATAACATCAGATACTTCACTATAATATGACATATCCTAAGTCATGAATCTACGTGAACTTCCAGAATTAAAATCTGATGTTAACTGATAAACTGGACACATATAACAGCTTTTATCAATTACTTCAGATTTATAGTTCGTGCATATTTCGGGAGACGCAAATGTTTTTAAATTTCTATTTACATTCCATCCATCTTTACCATGAAATATTACTGCGGTTATCTTATGTTCTCTACTAACTTGAGGATATTCTCTCATCGTCGGTATATAAGGAGATCTAATGTCATTGGTACCGTTTGATATATCTGCATTAACATCACTATTATCAAAATCAACGTTTCTAAAATGTACTGTATTATTTAACATACCCTGCGCAACCACAGTTCTATCTGAATAAGTTCTATCACATCTTACTATTTCAGCAGCAACGGCTTCATCAGGAAAGTTTTTAATAGTGAATTTTACACCAAATGGTCTAGCTATCAATTCATATTTAGAATTAACATTAGTTATATCATTTGCAAATGCAGCACAGCCATCAGTATCACCAGATGGAAATCGTATATCACATATCCAATGTACTGGGGTAGTAACATTATTTTTATTATAAAAAACAATACCAAATCTATATACTTCATCACGTTGATATGATTGAAATTTAGCTGCGATGTATGGATTAGCATAGCTTAATAACTAATCACCATTTAACGATATAGATGTTACACCTACGTTTGTTTTTAATTTTTTTATCGATATTGAAGACCCTGTAACGTTAGCTGCTCCATTATACGAATCGTATAATTTACCATCAGCTGTATACGATTCTGTGATATGTGGTGATTCATATATTTCCCCATATACAATTTCAAAATCAATGTTTGTACCACTACCTCCATAAGTAATACCATCTTGTTGAAAAGCATATTCATTATCTTCTCCGGAAGGATATACATCTAATACGTTCATAGGATTTATAGCGTCATCATCATATGGAATACTATCTATCTAACTAAATGAATAAGTTGTTCCATTACCATTAGAATCCTATAATAAACACTATTGATTTTTATTAAATCTAAAACTTCTAGTATCCCAATCTTTAGGTATATCCCAATCAGATGATTCTATATTTGCAAAGAACAGTCTGTTTTTAAAAGAAGTCATTATCTATGCTTTAAATATATACGGTATGATATCATTGAATTCTTCTTGAGTAACAGTAGTTAAGCTTTGCATTAAAGCATCTGTTATAGTATAATTTAAATTACCTTTTGATATTCTATCTTGTAGTATTATAGAAATCTCTGGTTCATTTAAATTATCTTTCCAAAACACTCGATATATTTTTATCTTATCAAACTACGTATTATCAGCGATAAATCTTAATACTATACCATTTGATGTACTATAATCATCAGAGTATCCTTCTGCTTCAGCTGAATTGTATATATTATATTTGTAATTGTATATTATTTCAGAACCGGCAGATAATGCAGATTCTATACCAGTATCGTTATACAGTTTATAAAAATACTAATATGCACCAGATTTTAGATTACCAGAAGTAAACGACTCTAAAGACAACGGTATCAATGTTGCTAAAGCATTACTATCGAAATATGATGGATTTTGGATTGGTTCTTTATCACCCCATTCCTCTTTGTAATCTGCAAGATTTATTATTTTTAAACCAGAACTAGAATCGTTTACATATAACTTATATACACTTTTTGTTTCATAGTTGTATATCATACTAATATTCATATCCGCTGTTATATGCCATAATATCTTCATTACGCATCTACAAGATAATTGTGATTTATCAAAATCACTTACCAAATATATACTATTAATAGCATTACTATACTTATCCTAAGTAAGTAATATAGCAGTATTCTACAGAGTTTCATCATGGTAAGGATATTGAACAGCAATAGCATTTAAAATCTTTTGTGTTTTTAAAGCATCTATTTTTTCGTATTTCTTAATATAATCTATGTTTTGTAAAACACCGTTTGTACCATTAGTATTAGTAACCAATCTAATATTTTGAGCATATCGATACGTATTATTTGCAGCATAAGATACATCTGTATCCATATCCATACCGCCTTCAAATGTATTTTTGTGTGAATTTATTTCCATATCGAATTCTAATTTTTAATTACCTAACTATCTCCAGTAGTGCTTAAGAAAGTATCATAACTATCTATCTCCGGAACAATAGTATGCCATGTTTTACTAATGTTTATTAAATCATTTTGATCAGGCATCATTGCTTCAGCATATGCCTGTTTACGATAGAAATTCCATGAATTCTTTGCATCGTAATATAATCCTTGAGATTTTCTACCAGTAAAATATTCTATGTATAATAATTTCATAGCTACATACCAATACAATGCTTCAAAGTATGATGGCTCATCAGGTATCATAGGCATACCTTCATCATCTGTATATATGCCGTAATATGATATTTTTACATAACCGTTTCGTACATTACTCATTAAATATCCTGGTTTGATAATATACTAAGGTGTTATACTGAAATTAGTTGTATTACTACCTGTAGTATTACAAGTTGTATTTGTATTTAATAAGGCACTTAATGTGCAACGCAGATTATCTTCTTTATTTAGGATTTCTAAAGCTTCAGCATCAGTATTAATATTAAATATACTTTTTACTAAAGGAAATAATACTGTATCCTAAAATAGCATCTTACATTCTTCACAGTTGTCTATTTTATCGTGAACAGTAAAGAATCCTGTTGATTTTTTCATAGGTATCCAACCGTTACAATTGCAATTAGAGTAAGCTACAAAATCTATCTTTTCTAAATCACAAGGTAATGCTACCTAATAATCTTTTATTTTTAATATTTGTACTTTATGATCTAATTGAGTAACAGCACCTATCTTTTGCATAGCTTCACCTATCCATTGTGATATATCAGTTATCTTTATATCATTTTCATCTAAATCTAAGTCTGCTATTACTTTTGCAATTACAGCCTTAGAGGAAACAAATCTATTTATCATAATTAATATTTTTCTTCGTAATCTGTAATCTTATTTTTAATTATAGTAGCTAATCTTCTCTTATTTGCTCTGGTTAGTACCAACTAATATTTTGTTTTATTTGGAACCAGCATATCCTACTTGTTATAGTACATTCTATATGTGTAGAAATCACTATGTTCGTTTGTAAAAAATATTAATTTGTTATACTATTTTGTTGACTAATAATCTATTCTAAGACTACGTTTATCATAATACTTTGGTTTATTTTTAATAATCTATACAGAACCCATTCTGTATGGTAATCTTACACATTTACCGCGTTCAATCAATTCATCTCTAAGATACTAAAAATAATCAGTTATTATCTTTCGATATAAAGAATAAGATATATCATATATAGTATCCTATTCTATATCATCTAAGTATGAATTATAGAAAGCTGAAATAGTATAAGATTTTGTTTTATCTGCATTCTTTACTTTCTAATTCATTGTTTAGCGTTTATATTTTGATTATCATCATTACTATCATTTGTAGTATCTGAAGGAGATGTTCTCATTACATTCAAATCTCTATCAAATATTAATTGTTTTATTGTAGACCACATTGCTGCAGGTATCGGATATTGATCTGTATCAGGATCGTAGCATTCTTCTAATTCAGTAGGATCTTCTGCTATTACTTGAACTTGTATTTTCTCTATTAAATTTGGTCCTCCTTGTACATAAACATAATCATCTTTTATATATGCAATATAATGACTACATGTAAATTTACGATACCTCTAATATTTCATTTTAGTTTCACTACCAATCTGAATAAGATTCCCAAACATATCTTTAATGGATACTACTCCGGTACTATAATTAAAATCAATAAGAGCTGGTAACTTTTTATCACTTTTATAAACGCAGTTACCGTTCTCATTGATTTTGTTAATATCCATTTCAATATACTAAGTATATAATGGATTTATAGTTCTGCCTTTATCTATATCCTATTTAATAAGCATGGCTCTATAAGTGTTAATCCATAGAGCGATCTACAATCGGCTTAATTTTTCAGATTCCCCAATCTGATTGTTTCTAGCTTCTAATAATATATCATCTATACATTCATTCAGTGTCATATCATTTGTGTGTTAATTTTAAATATAAACGTATTTTATAGTATTTCGTAACATTATAATATAATCGTAATACACTAGAACAAATTATCAATAGCGTTTTATAATTGAACATACATAAAAAAAAGGATTAGCTTAGCTAACCCTTATTAAATCAGTTTGAACTGATTCATCTTTTATTATTTTATGTTCATCTTTTAGTTGATTAAGTATTGCTTTACATTTATCCATCTCTTCTCTATATTTCTATATGGATTCAATCTTAGCCTGACATTCTTTATATTGCGTATCAACTAATGATATTAACTATTGTTTATCAGTAGAAATAGTAAGACCAATAGTAGAATCAGTTATAATTGTTTTATCAGCACCAACACTTATCTTCTTCTATATACCTTCACAACTTATATTCACATCAACTAATTTCTTCTTTAACATCTAGGATAAATACTAATTGTTCATAGTATTATCATCATATGGAGCAGATACACTAATAACCTAACCTACATTATAGGTTGTGGTCTTTCGGAATGTTCCAGTATTTTCAAGTATATAGACAGAATCTCCAATTTTTAAATCTTTAAATTCCATATAATCATCGTCATATTCATATCTGCTATAACGAGGTCTATGATTCATAGAATATCTTTGTCTTGGAGAATATTCATATTCATTATAATATTCTTCGTCATCCTCTTCGTCATCACGATATAAATCGCACATAACGTACTTATAATAATACCACATCTTTCCTTCATCAATATCTTTATCTTCCAACCATGCTTTAGCTAAGTCAACAAAGTATTTAATGTTATTAGAATGTAAAGTATTTGTTATAAACTTATAGTAGTCTGAATAAACCATATTCATCGCTACATACCAGTCATATTTATTATATTTACGAGGATTGAAAGATATACCATATTGATTTGCTACAGTAGTAGTATCATTAATAGTCCAATGCTGTCCTGTAGTACCATCCTCATTCTCCATCTTAGCTACAACTTTCATTGCGCATTCTTCAGTAAAGTGAGGACCGTACATACGTTCATGACGTTCAAACTTTCTTTTATCTTTCATATAATTGATTTATATTATTTATTGTCTATAGTTATCAATCTCGTTTCTTTTACTTCTATGAGAGGATTGCTATTATGTATTTGATATTTATATACGTCTCTTTTCTTAAAATCAAAGTGTATCAAACGCCTAAACCAATTTTTATATTGATTCTTATATTCTCTTTTATTTGATATAAAAAGCGTTTGAGTATTTTGTATACTAATTTTTGCAGTAAGGATTGAATCCTTTTTAATAATGATTAAGGAGGTTAATTCATTAGGTTTAATTTCTTTTTCAAAATCTTTATCACCTACAACGATTGTTGTATCTATATTTATTTCTTGATTCTGCGATTGAGCTTGCTTTAGCTCCTTATCTTTGATTTTTAGTTCTTCTTGAATATTTACAATATTCTAAATTATACTATCATTAGTATTCTTGAACTCATCTATTGTTAAGTTTAGAGTTCTAATTTCTTTATCTTTATCCGATAATTGTTCCTAATAGAATAGGGTATTATTTGTTATTCGGTCTATCTAACGGTTCTTTTCTTTAATCTGTTTACCCTAATAAAAAATTATGGCAGCAAATATCGATATGATAATTACTGCCACAACTTTGATATTTTTCCAGAACCAACCGAAAATAGTTGTTAAAATCATAATTTGTTATTTTATATCTACAACATCTGATAGGTCCACGTCTAAATATTTTTCAGCCTTAGACTTTATTATTTTTGCTAAGATTTTTGATAATAATGCATTTGGATGTAATGCTCTAAATGATTCCATTAATGATAATCCTTCAGCAGCACATATTGATCCTGCCGCTATTTTTACTGCCGTTAGGTTTTCATAAGTCAGTAAGATATATTTATCTAATAATAATCCTAACGATATTAATATAAAACAATCTCTTAGTTTATATATAGTTTTCCATAATTTATTAGATTCTAACTTATGTCCATATTGTTTGGAAATCTTATAACCATAATATGTGTCTGCAAATATAAAGCAGAACGCAGTTATCATTACAGGTACAGCCGGAGTAAAGATAGCAGTAAAACTAGATATTAATCCTATTAATGCCTAATAACCGTTATTACCGAATCTTTTTAAAAATAACACAATCTATTCCATTAAGTTCTACATGGATTTATTTGATATAACCTGAAAAATATTAATGCTGATATACTGTTATAACGTACACAGTATAGTATGTTCCAATATCGATTGCAGCATACTATATGTGTAATAGCTGTTTTAAAATCACGCAGCAGGTGTTTCCAAAGCTTCTACTCTAGCCGTTAAAGCATCAATCAAAGCTTTCAATTGTTTACCTTGAGCAGCGGATAAAGCTTCAGCAGTAGAGTCAGAAGTTAAGGTATTATTTACTGTTACTTTGGTATCTGACCAGTTAACATTTACAAAAGCTTTATCATTACTATCCAACTGTACTGCGTAATTCTTACCCGATGTAGTATAACCAACTTTTATACCACCCAAAGCATCTGCTGTAGCTTTACTAACTGTTGCACTTGTAGCATTAGACCATTGTGCTTCGCCGTTTGCTTTCCAAATCAAAATTTGATTTGCACTACCGCCAGCAGGTATATGTTTATTACCAGCACTAGTTGGATGAGAATAGTTATTAGCATTGTTTGCGATACCTGCTAATTTCTGTTTTTCAGTAGTAGTGTAATCATTTGTTGACAACTACTTACCACTTACTTTATCTACTTTGTTATTGAGAAAATTCTTAATAGCTGTCAAATCACCACTCTCATCACTTACTTTTACCCAAGAAGAACCATTAAAATATTTAATAGAACCACCATAATGATTCTCTGTCAAATCAACCCAATATTTATATTGTGTTGGATTTGGAGCTGTTTTACTTTCTATAAAATTTACCATATCAATATTTTTATAAACATCCTAAACTAATTCCAATTAAATTAGAAATAATATTTTTTTTATCACAAGTACCTTTTTTCATCAACTTATCGTATATAAGTTCTTTACCTATTCCAATAACTACTGTTACAATTATTGCTATCCACAAAGGTAATGTTAATTGCAATAAAGATACTAACAGATTGGAACAAATAATATGTTTTAATCCATCAAAGCCAAAATAATTAAAAATCTTATTTATCATACTTATGCTATTTCAACATATGTTCCAACTAATGCACTCAAATCATGCGATAAAGGAATACCACTGTTTCTTGTACATTTATACATTACTTTATTCTGTGTGTAATACTTACCTTCAAATATCTCCATAGGGGGATTATAAGGAATTGGGTCTTCTTGTGTTCCAGCATGTTCTTCATCAACTACTTTCCAAAGACTTGCTGTTTCAAGACTTGGTTTCCATAACTCTTGAGTAGTATGATTTTGAACTACTTCCCATAACAGATTATCGTATTGGTATCTTTCTCCTTGTTTTACTTCTACTGAATCAGCTGACCATTCAGGATAGAATTCTTTAACTTCCAATGCTTCATTGTTACTTAAAGTCATTGTATTAATATTAGCTTTAATTTCAGTAGTAAGAATCTGCATAGCTTTGATTTTAGCACAATCTTCATTAGGCTGAACATAATCTTCTCCATGAGTCCATTCTTCACTATTCATTAATTCTGTAAATTCTGGACTATCAAACTCATATCTCGTAAGAACATTAAATTTATCAATATTCTTTACGTATTCTTCATGTAGAACAACTTGTGTTTTATCTACTGATTGACGCATTGTTGGAATAATTTCGATTCCATGTGCTTTAGCTTGACTAATTGTACAAATTACAAATTTCATATTTCTTTTAATTTAATTAGTTTAACTTATTTCTATTTCATCTACTCCGTCAAGGAGATTGTATTTCTTAATTACTGCTTGTATCTGTTCTTCTGTTAAAGCTTCTTTGAAGCCGAGGAATTTATAGAGTGCCATATTGCAGTACATTCCTTTATTTACATTAGATGATGCTATACATGGAGTACTTGTATAATCACCTTTAAAAATAGAAGTAATTAATATATGTTTATTAGATAATTTGCCTGCAATTAATGTAGAATCTGGTTTGTTATATACTCCGTTAATATATGTTTTACCATATCTATTTCTTCCATAGAATCCAGCTTCATATGTAGAAGTATTTATACAATCTTCTTGTTCTGTTCCTACTTTTCTTTGGTCATATAATATTGTATTTAACGACACATAACTACATTCTATAAACACTGTCTTAAATCCACTATCAAAAGCATCAAGACTTACATAATCATCTACACCATCAAATACTAATGCTCCTTTGTATTCAGGAATTTCTTCTATTATTATTTCATTATGCTTCCCTTCTTGTATAGGTGCACCATTACACCTTAATCTAAACCCATATTCTGATTGAAGTTCATATTCTCCATCTTTGTCTAACTTAGTTAAGTATGCTATGTCATTATCTTCTGTAAATTTAACTACATTAATACCTTCTGTGTTATTAGTGCTATCCTTCATACTTTGAATACCACTTATTTTAAATTTGACTTTTTTATTTGTATGAGTTTCGATTAATGTTTGCCAGTTAGTTACATCATTTAAAACAGTTTTACCATTGTGATTAATGAAATTATACCCTCCATACCCACTCATACCACTAAAAGAAAACCCATTAAGGGTAATATCATGTCCATTACCAGTAAGGTCTTTTAATATTGCTCTATCTTCATCATCATTAGTTTTACCTTTAGCTGACCAAGCGGCTATTAGTCCAGGGTAATTTATATTTCCATCACTCCTTTTGAGAGCATTGGCTATCATAAGCCTTCGTCTGTACATACGCATATCAAGCCCCTCTCAATACAGCTATGTTGTTTACGATAGATACCTGATAGGTCTTGCTTGCTTCAATGGTGTTGCCTCCTATCCACTTTACGCTTTCAGGTAATGTCAAAGTAGTAGGAGTTGTTCCAGAAGTAAACTCAAACATATATTCAGACAATTTATTTTCTTCTCCTGCTGCTAAAGTCAAAGTGAGTGTTTCCATCTCACCAAAGATGTAATATTTATTTGGTTGTAATTCTTTTGTATTCTCTGATACATTTTCTACAGATACTTTATTAGCTTTTGAAGATAATTCTGTTTTAGTTGCTAACTATCCTACATCGGGAATATTATTTGCATTTGTGTTAATCCCATCGACTAGTTCATCTATCTTCTGACTTATCTGATTCATTTCAGTAGCTTGTAATACTTGTTCTGAAATGAAAGTTTTATTTAATTTATTTATTGCCATATTATCTTATTTTATCAATGTTTAGTTTACCTATATCTAATTTTAAATACTATTCGATTGGAGAAGTTTCAAATAATATTGTAACTTTATCTCCTGACTGATTTAATTCAAATGTATCGGGATTAATATTATTGTCTGAATTTAGATAAAATTCTCCTAATACACAGTTACCATCTATAGAATACAAATCAAGATGTAATATATAATCAT